TAACAATTCTCCTTAAAATTATATACATAAACAATTTCGTCATTTGCTTTATTTCTACCACCTGCTTTTTCATAACACTTACAAGCAGAAATATTACTTTTATTTGTTATTAAATACATCTTATAACATTCAATAGATTTAGCATATCATCATTTCAATATAAATCAATTTCACTTTCCCCAGATACGTCTCTTGAAGAAGCTTCAGCGCATCGATGTTATCGCCCTCAATGTAGATATTCTCTGTATCGATGCTACCGGGTGTTCCGTCTCTGCCGACAGACTTCTCCCTGTCAAGGCGCAAGGTCTTAGCAATAGGTTGGTTGGCAAGTACCACCGATTTCTTTTTATCCGGCCATGTGAACTGGTAGCGTTCCTGCGCTCCCTCGACCACAGCCGCAGAGATTTCCTGGCGCAGCACGTCCGCATCAATTGCACGGACAACCTCACCGTCCTCATTTATTGTTTCGGTCACGGCGTTTGGGAACATCGCGGCAAGTTTCCTGAAATTCTCCTCCGCCAGATCGGGTGTATGCATCTTAAGATTCTCCATGTTTCAAATCCTCCAGTTCCTGTTTATAGCCACGAAGGCGTGTATAAAGTTCAAATTGTTTCTTCGGCTGTTGCTCCTTCCAGGCAGCAGCCTCAGTCTTTGCTATCAGCTTCTCCAGTTTCAGTATTTGCTCCTGTAGAGCAAGGCGTTCATCCACCGAAAGGGAAGCCGATTTTTCAGCCCGCTCATCATAAAGAGCAATCTGTTCCACAAAAGCCTCCCATATCTCATCGAGGGAGAAGCCCTGAGGTTTCAGGCTTATTTCTGAAGCGTCCATCCACTGTGTCCGATAAAGTTTGCTATGATAAAGGGCAAGCTGACGGCTATCCTCGAACATAAGCAGAAAGACCAGATTGTGAGGATTCTGCTTTGCAATCGCCTCTATTACTTTGCCATCAAACTCCTGCTTCTTTAAAGTTATCGACAGCAACAGTATTTCCTTTATCTCCGAATCCGTGTTCAGGTTCAGATTATCTTTTGTGAGGCTGTTCTCTATAACAATCCTTTCCACATCGGACACGAACTTGTCCTTCAGCGCTTTTGTCAGTGGCAGATGCTTGTAGAACGCCTCTTTCGGCAAACGACGGTGAACCGCCGTTGCAGTAGGAAAATCAATCATCTCTAATCACCACCATAAAGCATATCAGTTCAAAATCATCCAATCCTGAAAAACCACCGGACAGAAATGTGGTCTGACCGCCTCTAAAGAAACTGTCAATGTCTCCCTCATCCTTTGCATCAATGATCGACATGATAGCATCCTCCAATAGCTGGGAAACCTTGCTCATGTTTTTGCCATTGTTTGTGGCTTTATTGAATTGCTTGCACAACACTTTGTCCGGCACAGCCTTTCCACGAGAGAGGTGACGCATCACATCGAGTGTATCCTTCGGCTGTAAATGGTTTGTAATAACCTCGCCGTCCATGCCGACGTACACCATATAGAACGGATGCAGCCTATTCTGATTCTGAATATTGATGTGTTCGTTAATATTCTTCAGTACGAAAATCACGCCAGGCTTTTCGCCCTTTACTACGGCATGAATTCCGAATGGTGTGTGATCGATATTTCCATGCTCCTTCATGTAGGCGAGCAGGTCCATACGGAACTCATTCAAGCCTAAATCCATAATGGAAACACCGCTGGTCATATCTTCCAAGTCAACCACTTCCTCCTGGAGCTTCTTTAACTGGCTGCGGCGATATTCGAGGTCGCCTTTTTCTTCCTGATTGATAAGGTCATCATCGCCGGTTGAAGTCATAACGGAAATACGCATCCTTGTCTCAACCCTGGACTTGAGGTTGATGTATTCGTCCAAATCCAAATCAGGCCAAAAGTTCACAAGCTGAATCACAGCATTTCTGCTGCCGATACGGTCGATACGTCCGAATCGCTGAATAATGCGGACGGGATTCCAATGGATATCATAGTTGATGCAAAAATCGCAGTCCTGCAAGTTTTGTCCTTCCGAAATGCAGTCAGTGGCAATGAGAATATCAATCTCGGTCTTGTCATTCGGATACAGAACGTCTCTATCCTTGGACATCGGAGAAAAGCAGGAAAGCACGTGGTTCATATCTGCTTTAAACTTCGGAATTGTAGTCTTGCCATCCACCGAGCCGGTCACGAGCGCAGTATGTAAGCCCAACTCATCCCTTGCCATACCGCTGATGTTGTCGAAGAGGTACTCGGCGGTATCGGAGAAGGCGGTAAAAATCAACACTTTCCGATTACCTTCGTTAATCGGGGCAGCCACCTTTTCACGGATAACACGAATGAGTTCGTTTAGCTTGAAATCGTACTCCGGCGTAATATCTTCCACCATGAGTATCAAAAGCTGGAGATTCTCAATATCCTCGTCAATATCGCGCTTCCACGAGATGTAATCCATATCCCGCAGGTCAATCTTGACTTTCTTTCCCACGCTGAAGAAATCCGTGTTCTGGTCATCATAGTCAAAATCATCCGCTACAGCAGAGAGATCGCGCATCTCATCAAGGTCTCCCGTGCCGTCCATCATGAACTGTTCGATAGCCTGCGAAGTGTCATACAGATAATCATAAATGCGGCGCACGGTCAGAAGAAACGAATGAACAGAACTTTCCATGCGCTTTAAGAGATTAATGCTCATTAAACGCTGGATACCAAGTTCACGGCCTTTGCGGAAGTTCTCCGATTCCTTCTCGTCCAGATACTTGTGCAGTTTACTGGCATGAATATAAATAGTCGGCGTATATATCGTCAGCTGCAGTTTCGACAGCAGCTCGAACACTTCTTTGTAATTTATCGCTCCCGGACGGTCAGTCAATTTCGGTCTTAGCGAGATTGGCTTGTTCCTTGCTGGGAATGTACCGATATCTGTAACATCATAATAATTCTGTATATGCTTCCTCGATCGAGCAATCGTTACGCTGTCCAGCACCTCGAAGAAGTCAAAATCAAGCTGTGAAAGTAACGTGGCAGTTGTCCGTTCACTCTCCGGCAATTTGCACCATGCATTATAGACCTTCTGCGCCTGGCGGAAGATGGTATCGATATCTGACTTTGTATTCAGCTTCTCATTGAATTCGGATGGATCGCCCTCATAGGCAAGCGCCAGCTGGTTACGTAGGTCGTAAAAACGATTGTTTACCGGTGTCGCCGAAAGCATCAGCACTTTAGTCTTTACACCTGGTTTTATGACTCGGTTCATCAGCCGCATATAGCGATTTTCCTTTTCTCCGCCACGGCTGTCTGTTCCGTTTCCGTTACGGAAATTGTGGCTCTCATCAATAACGACCAAATCATAATTTCCCCAATTGATACGGTCAATCGGCAGACCAATCACGGTATTGCCGCTGTCTCTGGAAAGGTCGGTATGATACAGAATGTCATACCGAAGCCTGTCTGCGGCAAGTGGATTGTTAATGAGGTTTCCGCGATAGGTCATCCAGTTCTCTGACAGCTTTTTCGGGCAGAGAACGAGGACATTCTTATTGCGACCCTCGTAGTATTTGATAACGGCAAGTGCAGTGAAGGTCTTGCCAAGACCAACGCTGTCCGCAAGAATACAACCGCTATATTGTTCCAGTTTATTGATAATAGCAAGGGCGGCATCTTTCTGAAAGTTGAACAGCTTGTTCCAAATAACGCTGTCCTTAAAGCCTGTAGCCTCATTTGGAAGAACATCATCAGAAATATCCTCCAGAAATTCGCTGAAAATGTTGTAGATAGTCATAAAATAGACTAATTCCGGCGCATTTTCCTGGTAGACTGTGGAGATCATTTCGATGACTTCTTCCGTAACATCGGTCAGTTTATCTTCGTCACTCCAAACGGAATCGAACATTCGTAAGAATTCTGCACTTGCTGGATTCTCTATGCGGGTAACCATATTTGTCAGATTGTTCCCGCGTTCACAGCCGAGGTCAACAGTCGTGAAAGTGTTCATCGGCATATAGGTATAGGCGTCCTCCGCTCCGTCCACGAGCAGGAAGTTATTCATTCCTTCGCGGGTAGTGTTAGTCTTAAAACGTACCTTACGGCGCATCCATTCCGCACATTCCTTTGCAACGGCCTTCTGCTTAAGTTCATTACGCAGACGGACCTCAAATTCTGTACCATACAGGCTCTTTTCTCTTTTGAGACGGGGAATATAAAATTCACGACGTTCCTTCTGCGTTTTCTCCGCAACAAAAGTCGGCGAAGTGAATATGAATCGCAGTTCCTTGCAATCCTCAAGCTGACTCTTCAATTCCTGGTATGCATATATCGAAAAGCAAGCTGCCGCTATAGAGATACGACTGCCTTGCCGTATAGTTTTTTCAAGATCGTCCTTGACTACTTTAGTGGTGTTATTAAAAATCTCCACAAGCGCACCCTCCTCCAACGGCTGTTACTCTTCAACCGCCTTATCATCATCAATAAATTCCATGATGTCACCGACATCACATTTGAGTGCGCCGCATATACGCAGCAACACATCCGTATTCACATTTCCGCCTTTTCCAAGTTTGGCAACAGAAGTGGCACTGATACCACTCATCTCCCGTAGAGTCTTTTTATTTATTCCACGGTCAATAAGAAGTTTGAAAAGTTTGTTGTAGCTAAAACGCATCTGCATTACCTCCGTGATTTCTTTCTATATTCTACATTAATTACTTCACATCATTTAGGAATCCATATCGTGTTCCCGGAATCAATCCTTTGCCGAAGGTTTCAACGACCGCACCATGCTTCTCATATTCAAGGGAAGGGATATGGTCAAGGTTCTCGATAATAATAAGCTGACCCTCATCCTGATGATTCATGAAGTAGCGGTAAAGCCCAGCTCTCATGCTATCCGGCATCCTGTCATCCACTCCATCATCAAAGCCATGAAGTGGAGTATCAATGATAAAGATGTGAGGATCGAATTTAGCGTTTAGCGCCAGATATTTCCGTAGCATCATAATCATCACTGTATTAAGGTAAGAACGATAACCTTTACCGTGGCTCGTTCCTTTATCCTCACCATTTACCTCAATATCAAATGTTGTAAAATTAAAGTGCGCCTGAAGTAAACCGGAATAATTGCATTCCTTAAGAATGGAATTGGCATATTCAGACATCGTGGTGGCAAAATCATCCCCAAAGTAGTCCTTGGGATGATACTCTAAAGTCTTATCATTTTTCTGCTCGTTTTCTAAAGCAGTCAGATCGTTTCCAAAGTCCGTGGCATAGGCTTCAATCAATGCAATCTCACTGGCAATTCGGAGATATGCCTTGTAAGCATTGACTGTGTTTTGTTGCTCACTTTCCTGGGGACGTAGTTCTGTTTTAATTTTAGATTCGAGAGCATCACGCTGCCGCTTTAACTCGACAAGTTCGGCCCTGATTTCTTTCTTACGATCCTCGACATCTCTCTCCGTATCCTCAAGGCCGGAAAGTTGGGCCATCGTCCGCTCCATCTCTACTTTGGACGCAGCAATATAGGATATCCGCTTACGAGGAGTAATCGTTCCTTCGCAGTATGGACATTTGGTGGCTTGTGGAACTTCCTGATAGGCTTCTTCGCCCTCGACAATGAGAGAAAGCCGTTGAATATCAGCTTTATACTGCGCAGCAAGTCTGTGGTATCTCGTCAAAAGAACATCGCACTCCGCAGCTCGTTCCTCTGCTTCCAGAATGGAAGAGAGGATTTTTTGGCTCTCTGCAAGGGCACAGTCGATTTTTCTCTGTGTTTCCTGTAGGGCAGCAGTCGCTTGAGCTATCTGCGCTTCGACATCTGCGTCATCAAAAATATGCAAATCTTGTTCAAGCTGCTCCTTGCGTTCCGCAGCATCCCGGATTTTCCGATTGACATACTCGGCTACAGCCTTTCGGCGCGCTTTCTTTATTTCCTTTTTCTCTTGGGCATCTGTCTCTGTAAAAGTCCTGCCGGTAATTAGATACAAAAGTGCCGACAAAAACAGCGTATTCTCCATGTAACGATGTTTTGGTTCTACGATAGAGTCGATATCATCAATCCGGTTTTCATCCAAATAAAATACACGCAGCAAATTGCGCCAGGTGAGTCGCTTCTTTTCAAACCTTGCGTTCGTTATAATCATGGTTTCTTGTTCAATGCCAATGAGCTTCAGCCATACTTCGTTCAGAGGCGGATTCTTAGCTCCCTTTCGGTAATTGACATCATAGGTACCACTGTCTATACCGTCTATGGTGCTGGTCACCTCTACCTGATTCTTTCCCACATTTCTATGAAGAGCGACTTCGCCATCACGGTCATTTGATTCGACAATCATGGTCACGCCGTCATATTTTGCCGTTTCCTTAAACGGCTTGTCCACGGAGCCACCGAAGATAAAGTCAATACAATTCGCCACGCAGGTCTTTCCACTGTCAGAGCGTCCCTGTATGATGGTCAGTCCTTTACCGAAGGAAACGCTGGCATCGCCCTTGGTGGCGCTTTTCGCTATAACTTTTTTGATGTAAAATCCTGCCATTGCGTTACCTCCTTAAAGATTTCGTTGACTGTCGACTGATTTCGTTGAACAACTGGACATCGCTATAGTTCCCATACTTCTCAATCACAAGCCGCATCAGCTCTTTATACCGCTTGGCATATTCTGATTGGAAACCCTCACTCATGTTTCTTCCACTTTCCGAAACAGAATAAAGGATACCTGTTTCATCATCCGTGGCTATAACCAGTCCATCAACTACCAGATTCTTTATTGCAGTTTTTGTAAGGCTCCGCCTTGCGGATAGTTCGCTAAATGCAAAGCCATTCTCCCCATTTAAAGACTTATCCGCAACACCGAAATCCTCACAGTAAATCGTTATGAAATCATAAGCGGTAATTCTGTCGAGTGTAATTTCGGCATTCGCCACATCAAGAAGAAGTACCACGTGGAGAGACAGTTCAAAGGGGGTATTGAAAAGTCTGTTATTCATCAATGTTCACCCACGACTCAATCACGCCGTCATTCACCAATATGTGGCAAATGCCTTTCTTCTCCAAATTGCCGATCAGATTCCGCATTTGGCTGAGTACGGAACTGTCGAGTGTGGTGCTTGTTATTTTTTCAAGGACAGCATTCAGCCTTGCGTAACCATCCTCGTAATCCTTCCAATATGTAGTATTGATGCCGTGCCATGCATCATCCTTCAGTCTGCCGAACTCATCCTCTCCGTCATCGAAGATATCCCGGACAGATCGTTCAATACTTACCGCACTGTAATATGCCATGCGCTGTTCCTTGTAGTTCTCTGCATATCGTTTCGGAAGGGAAGGAACATCGTCAGCAGTAAAAGTCTCCTTGTTTAATTTCTGAGCATACGCCTCATACAAGGCGCGAATGTAATCCAGTTCATGCTTGCCTACATCATCAGGGACAAGCGTCTGATGAATCGTTATGACCTCACCGGATATATGTAATTTATCGCCTCTGCGCTCAATTGTCGCAGGGGCTATATTTTTTAGACTCCTTCCGGTCTCCATGCGCTGGTAATTCAACGCAGTTACATCATCGGACAGTCCCTCGGAACGGCGTCTAATGATCTGAGCAAGGATATTAGCACAGGCCTGCCCAACCTCGGAAGGCTCGACATCAAAGCTAAACTCAGCCAGCTTGTCCTTCATGTGGTTCAAGGCATCAAAGGAGTATGTATTTACGAAATCAGCAAACTTTGCCTCGTCCAGTCGAGGCGTAAGTGCAGACGCCTTTTTCTGTGAAATTGGAAGTCTGCCACTGTAATATGCCTCCAGTGTAGATTTTCCAAGCTCATAGAGGGGATTCGGAGAAGCTTTTTCCAATGCCTCATCATCCAGGATGGCATCCGTCAGAATCTTCACAAATTCTGCGGCGTTCATTTTTGTTTCGTAATTATGATGCATGAACTGTACAAGGTCGCAGAACTTCAAGTTGACACCCTCCTTTCCAATGTAGGCATTTATGTAGGCAGATGTAGGCAAACCTACGAGTTTTGGAAGTCCTATTTTCTATAATGAAATCGTGATAAGGCAGAAGGAGCGCACAGTCTGTGCGAAATCCAAAACGCCTCATATCACATTATACCACGAGCAAACGCGATAATCAATATAAATTTGTGAACGCAAAACTTATTTTCAAAATAAAGCTATTGATTTGCGTTTGCGAGTGGTGCAATCCCGCCTGACACCGCATCAGCTGATCACTGATGGCTCAACGGTATCCGGCGGCACAACTCAATATCACAGCTGCCTTTTGAGCGGGTTAGCTGCAATCCGAAACGGAGAACTCCGTTAGGACTGCGGTTAGGTCTTGCACCCTTTTTGCGGCAGCGCCCAGAGTCCTCCGTTTCGAGAAATCGACAAATGGAGGACTTTTTTATGAAAACCAATGAAAATCAGACCACATCAACCATCTACTACCGTCCGCTCAAGCAGTGGATCGAGGTCACCCCGGAACAGAAGCGGGACTGGGAGCGGTTCGTAGGGACTACCCGCAAGGCGAAGCAGAGAGCCGGAGCCTGCTGCATTCCGTACAAAAAAAGCTACAAATGCGACGGCCTCTGCGATACCTGCGAGTTCCGCTGTATCCCGAAGGACGCTCCCCAGCATCTTTCCATCGACACTGAGATGGAGAACGCCTACGAAAACGGCGTCTCCCGTACCAGCTTTCTTGCGGACAGCAAACTGACCACGGAGATCGATATCGACGCCCTGATTCTGAACGGCCTGCTTACGGAGCTTCAGTCATCCGACCCGGAAAGCTACGAGATCCTCATGGCAATTGCGGACGGGCTTTCCGAACGCGCCGGCGCAGAGCGGCTGCAGATGCCCCGGAACACCTTTGTGTATAAGCGCAATCAGCTGCTGAAGCGGCTCAAGGAAAAATTCTAAAAATCTTTCGGCCAACTCCTCCTTTCCCGTCCAGATGGGTCTGTGAAAGGCAACACAAGACGCCTTGGGAAAGGAGAAAACGCCGATATGAGTTACAACGCAAACCATTATGACGCCCGTGCCGATGAGGACATTGTTGATGTCCTGACCGCAATCAGCGTGGTGTCAAGGAGACTGGCGAGCAACCTGACTGCCGCGCGCCAGCAGAGCAAATCCAGGGAAGGAGGAAAATTACATGAGCAGAATGAGCGATATGGCACAGACCATCGAAGATCTCCGCAGTGCTGCCGCTGCTATTTCGGATGCCGCTGACTGGCTGACGAAGATGTTCAGCGGAGAGCAACCGGCAGAGGATGCTCCCGTTTCTCCTCCTGAACCGGAACTGACGCTGGAGCAGGTCAGGGCCGTGCTTGCGGACAAATCCCGCCAGGGACACACCGCCGAGATCCGCACCCTGCTTCAAAAGTACGGTGCGTCCAAGCTGTCACAGATCGACCCTGCACACTATAAGGCGTTACTCGCCGAAGCGGAGGAATTGGCAGATGGCAACTAAGCACGCAGTCTTATCCGCTTCTTCTTCTGAAAGGTGGCTCAACTGCCCGCCATCAGCAAGGCTGTGCGAAGCCTACGAGGACAAGGGCAGCGACTACGCCGCCGAGGGGACGGACGCCCATGCGCTCTGTGAGTTTCGGCTAAAGCAGACTCTGGGGATTCCGGCAAACGATCCAATCGAAAACCTCACCTGGTACAACGAGGAGATGGAGGACTGCGCCGCCGTCTATGCCGCCTATGTGACAGAGCTTCTGGAGACCGCAAAGCAGACCTGCACCGACTCGGTCATCCTGATCGAGCAGCGAGTGGATTTCTCCCGCTGGGTACAGGACGGCTTCGGCACCGCCGACTGCATTGTCATCGCTGACGGTGAACTGAACATCGTGGACTATAAGCACGGCAAAGGCGTGGAGGTCAGCGCCGTGGATAATCCGCAGATGATGCTGTATGCCCTGGGTGCGCTGGAGATCTTTGACGGCATTTACGACATTGATACCGTCCGCATGACCATCTACCAGCCCCGGAAATCCAATATCAGTGTCTGCGTCATGGAAAAGGACAGTCTGCTCGAATGGGCGCAGAATGACCTGACCTATAAGGCAAAGCTGGCATACGAAGGTGGCGGTGATTTCCACTGCGGCGAGTGGTGCCGGTTCTGCAAGGCAAAGGCCGAATGCCGGGAACGAGCCGAAGCAAATCTGGCGCTTGTCCGGTACGACTTTGAGGAGCCACCCCTCCTGACCGATGAGGAGATCGCCGACATCCTGGATAAGGTGGACGCTCTTACCGCCTGGGCTGCGGACGTGAAGGAATACGCGCTCCAGCAGGCTGTCAGCGGCACGGTGTTCCCCGGATGGAAGCTGGTCGAGGGTCGCTCCAACCGCAAATACACCAGCGAATCCGCTGTAGCCGCAGCCGTTGAGGGCACAGGCTTTGACCCCTACGAAAAGAAACTGCTCGGCATCACCGCCATGCAGAAGCTGCTGGGAAAATCCCGCTTCGAGGAACTTCTTGCTCCCTACATCGAAAAGCCGCAAGGCCGGCCGGCGCTCGTGCGGTCGAGCGATAAACGGCCCGAATGGAATACCGCAAAAAATGATTTTATGGAGGAAATGTAATATGTCTACGAACACAAACAGAGTCAACAACCCTATGAAGGTCATCACCGGCCCCGACACCCGTTGGTCTTACGCCAACGTCTGGGAGCCTAAGTCCATCAACGGCGGCACGCCGAAGTACTCGGTGTCGCTGATCATCCCGAAGTCTGACACTAAGACGGTGGCAAAGATCAAGGCAGCCATTGAAGCCGCCTACCAGGAGGGGCAGGCCAAGCTGAAGGGCAACGGCCGCTCCGTGCCTCCTCTCTCCGCAATCAAGACCCCGCTGAGAGATGGCGACATTGAAAGACCCGATGATCCCGCCTATGCGAACGCCTACTTCATCAACGCCAACTCCGCCACCGCTCCTGGTATCGTGGACGCGGACCGCAATCCCGTGCTGACCCGCTCCGAGGTGTATTCCGGCGTGTACGGCAGAGCGTCCATCAACCTGTACGCTTTCAATAGCAACGGGAATAAGGGCATCGCCTGCGGTCTGAACAATCTGCAACTCATCCGTCCCGGCGAACCCCTGGGCGGCAAGGCCAGCGCCGAAGCCGACTTTGCAACCGATGATGACGAGGATTTCCTCGGTTAAGACAGTGGAGGTAAAACACTATGACAACAATTCAGACAATTCTTCTCTTTACAGTTCTCGGAATCTGGTTGTGCATCAGCTCCGTCATTCTGATCAGCAGCATCCAGTCCTTTCTCTACGACCGCAAACGTGAAAAGCGTGAGCGGGAACAGGCGCTTCGTGACGCTGAATATCACGAAAACCGCATGAAGCTGCTGGAGAAATAAGCGACTAAGCCCCAGGGCGGCGGAGCGATCTGCCGCCCTGTTGGGGTATGGAAGGAAGTGACGAAATGCAAACCTTATCCATCGACCTGGAGACTTACAGCGACCAGCCCCTCGCCAAAACCGGCGTGTACCGTTATGTGGAGTCTCCCGATTTTGAAATCCTGCTCTTTGCCTACAGCGTGGACGGCGGTCCCGTGCGGCAGATAGACCTTGCCTGTGGGGAGAAAATCCCTTCGGAGATTCTTTCCGCATTGGAGAATGAGACTGTGACCAAATGGGCCTTCAACGCCAATTTTGAACGCATCTGCCTGTCTCACTTTCTGGGCTATCCGACCGGCGACTATCTGAAGCCGGATTCCTGGAAATGCTCGATGGTCTGGGCTGCGTACATGGGGCTGCCCTTATCCCTGGAGGGAGCCGGCGCTGTGCTGGGATTGGAAAAACAGAAGCTGTCTGAGGGCAAAGACCTCATTAAATATTTCTGCCAGCCCTGTGCGCCAACCAAGTCCAATGGTCAGCGTACCCGCAACCTTCCCAAACACTCTCCGGACAAGTGGCTGGCGTTCAAACGATACAACATCCGCGATGTGGAGACGGAGATGTCCATCCAGGCAAGGCTCTCCAAATATCCCGTGCCGGACAGCGTGTGGGAGGAATACCATCTCGACCAGGAGATCAACGACCGCGGCGTGGGGCTGGATATGGAACTGGTGCGGCAGGCCATTCAGATGGACGGGCGCTCCCGCTCGGAGCTGACACAGGCAATGAAGGAACTGACCTCGCTGGACAATCCCAACTCGGTACAGCAGATGAAACAGTGGCTTGCGGATAACGGCATGGAGACCGATACCCTGGGTAAAAAAGCAGTGGCGGAGCTTTTGAAAACCGCGCCGCCACAATTGCAAAAGGTGCTGACCCTGCGCCAGCAGCTTGCGAAATCCAGCGTGAAAAAGTATCAGGCGATGGAGACCGCCGTCTGCTCCGATGGCCGGGCAAGAGGGATGTTCCAGTTTTACGGAGCCAACCGCACAGGGCGCTGGGCAGGCCGCATCATTCAGATGCAAAATCTGCCCCAGAACCATCTGGACGATCTGTCCGAAGTCAGAGGACTTGTCCGGGCAGGCGACTTTGATGCCGTGGAAATGCTCTATGAGGATGTGCCGAATACATTGTCCCAGCTGATCCGCACGGCATTCGTTCCACAGGGCGACCGCAAATTTATCGTTGCTGACTTTTCCGCCATCGAAGCCCGTGTCATAGCGTGGCTTGCCGGCGAGAAGTGGCGGCAGGACGTATTCGCCGAGGGCAAGGATATCTACTGCGCCAGTGCATCCCAGATGTTCGGCGTCCCCGTGGAAAAACACGGCGTCAACGGTCACTTGCGGCAGAAAGGCAAGATCGCCGAATTGGCTCTCGGCTACGGCGGATCTGTGGGCGCACTCAAGGCTATGGGCGCTTTGGAGATGGGGCTGTCTGAGGATGAGCTTCCCGCTCTGGTCTCCGCATGGCGGCAGTCGAATCCGAAAATCGTGCAGTTCTGGTGGGCGGTTGACCGAGCCGTAATGGACGCTATTACCCGTAAGACCACCACAAAAACACACGGCATCGTATTCTCCGCCAGAAATGGGATGCTGTTCATCACCCTGCCGTCCGGCAGGAGTCTTGCCTATGTGAAGCCTAAGATCGGGACAAATAAGTTCGGCGGAGACTGCATCACCTATGAAGGCGTTGGTGGCACAAAGAAATGGGAACGGCTGGACAGCTACGGCCCCAAGTTTGTGGAAAACATCGTCCAGGCAACCTCCCGCGATATCCTCTGTTACGCCATGCGGACCCTTCGCTGCTGCTCCATTGTCATGCACATCCACGACGAGGTGGTCATTGAAGCTGACCGCCGGATGTCCCTACAGGCTGTCTGTGAACAGATGGGCAGGACGCCGCCCTGGGCAAAAGGCTTGCGGCTTCGCGCCGATGGCTATGAGACTGATTTTTACAAGAAGGATTAACGAGGTAACGCCTATGAGCATCAATAAATTCAACTGCGAGGGCTATTACGACCCCACAGCCTATGAAGCCCTCGCCAATATAGAAAAAGAAGAACGCGCCCTCCGCGCTTTCCGGCCTATCGTGTATATCTGCTCCCCCTATGCCGGAGATGTGACCGCCAATGTAGAGAATGCCCGGAGATACAGCCGCTTCGCCGTGGACATGGGATACATCCCTATTGCGCCGCATCTGTTGTTTCCGCAGTTTCTCTGTGACGACAATCCAAAAGAACGCCAGCTGGGGCTGTTCTTTGGAAACGCCCTCATGAGCAAATGCTCCGAGGTGTGGGTGTTCGGCGAATACATCTCTTCCGGCATGGAAGCGGAGATCCGCAGAGCCAAGTGGAAGAACTACCGTTTGAGATATTTTACGGCTGCGTGCGAGGAGGTAACCGACTATGCGTGAACTGAACATCGCCTACGGCAACAACCGGCAGGCGAAGAGATGGGTCAACAAGACCATAAAATTTGACGATTTGAAGGAACGGCTCAGAGTGCCCATCCGCACCACCGAGTCCGCAGAGGAATATGCAAAGATGAGCCGCGCCCAGCGGGACGCCGCCAAAGACCACGGCGGCTTTGTGGCGGGCGTGCTGAAGGGCGGCAGGCGCAAGGTCGATACCGTGGAGAGCCGCTCAATGGTTGCGCTTGACGGCGACCGCATCAACGCCGCTTTTTTGGAAAGCTATGAGTCCCTCTGCCCCTATACCTCCGCACTGTACACCACCCACAGCAGTACGGAGGAAAATCCCCGCGTCCGTCTGGTGTTCCCGCTGACCAGGGATGTGACCCCGGAGGAATTTGTGGCGGTATCCCGCTATCTTGCTCAGATGCTGGGCATCGACTATTTTGACGAATGCTCCTACCAGCCCAATCAGCTGATGTACTGGCCGTCCATTCCGGCCAACGGCTCCTTTGTGTATAAGGAGACGGACGGCGGCTGGCTCGATCCCGATGCGATTCTCACAAAACACCCGGAATGGACGGATCCCACAAGACTGCCCACCTCTTCCAGGGAGAGCAAGGCGAATACCACCGCACAGCAGAAGGTGCAGGACCCTCTGACCAAAGAAAGTGTGGTGGGTCTGTTCAACCGCACCTATTATCCCATCAGCAAGGCGCTGGAGACATTCCTCTCCGATGTCTATGAGCCGACCGACAACGAAAACCGCTGGCATCTGATTGAATCCTCCAGCATGGCGGGCGTGGAAATCAAGGAAGACAAATTCGTCTATAGCCACCACGCCAAAGACCCGGCTTACCTCAAGCTGTGCAACGCCTTTGACATCGTCCGCATCCATCGCTTTGGAGATCTGGATGAAAAAGCGTCGTACAAGGCGATGTGCGAGTTCGCCATGCAGCAGGATGAGGTAAAGCTGCTGGCGGCAGACGAACGAATGGCGGACGCAGAGACGGATTTCTCCGGCAGCGAGGATACCGACTGGCAGAAGCGTTTCCAGTACGAACCCCGCTCCACGGTGCTGAAGAATAACCTCCACAACATCACTCTGATCCTCCAGAACGACCCGCAGCTCCAGAATATCGTGTTCAACCAGCAGCTGGACGGTATGGAGATCAAGGGCGAGGTACCCTGGAAGCACCCATCTAAATACTGGAGGGACGCTGACGATGCCCAGCTGATCAGCTATGTGGATTCCCACTACGGAACATTCTCCCAGCGCAATTATCAGATTGCTGTAACCAAGGTGGCGGACGACCGCTCCTACCACCCCATCCGTGAATATCTGGCGGCTTTGCCGGAGTGGGACGGCGTTCTCCGTGTGGACACGCTCCTCATCGACTATCTGGGCGCGGAGGATAATTCCTATGTCCGCGCCGTGACAAGAAAGACTCTCTGCGCCGCCGTGCGCCGGGTACAGGAGCCGGGCGTGAAGTTCGATACCATGCTGGTCTTAAACGGTCCCCAGGGAATCGGAAAAAGCACCCTCATTTCCCGCCTTGCCGGAGAATGGTTCTCCGACAGTCTGAACCTGAGCGATACCAAGGACAAGACCGCCGCAGAGAAGCTGCAGGGCTATTGGATTCTGGAAATCGGTGAGCTGGCGGGACTTCGCAAAGCCGAGGTGGAGACACTGCGCTCCTTCCTTTCCCGTCAGAACGACATCTACCGTGCCGCTTTTGGCAGGCGGGCGACGCCGCATCCGAGGCAGTGCATCTTCTTTGGCACCACCAACGCCGAGTCCGGCTACCTGCGGGACACCACCGGCAACCGCCGTTTCTGGCCGGTCAAAACGCCGGGCGGCGGCGTAAAGCACTCCTGGGAACTTACCAACGAGGATATCAGCCAGATCTGGGCGGAGGTGGTGGTGCTTGTAGAGAACGGCGAAAAGCTACATCTGGCTCCCGACCTGGAGACGCTCGCCAAGAGTGAACAGCGGGAAGCGCTGGAGTCCGATGAGCGCGAGGGACTGGTGCGCGAGTATCTGGAGACCCTGCTTCCGGAGGATTGGGACGGCATGGATCTGTTCGACCGCCGCTCCTTCCTCGCCGGAGTGAATAATATCGGCCGTGTGGGTACGGTCGCCAGAACACGGGTCTGCAATATGGAGATCTGGTGTGAACTTTTCGGCAAGGATCAAGGCAGCCTTGGCCGCGCCGAATCCAATAACCTCACGGCAATGCTCACCAAGCTCGGCTGGGTGCGCAAGGAGAAAAAGGAGCGCGTCAGGCCCTATGGACCACAGTTTGTCTTTGTTCCCGGCGATGTTCCCGACTGACTTTTCGGGAACGGAGCGAATCAGGAACAGTTCCCGACTTCCGGCAGTGTTCCCAGGGGAGACTCTGGGAACGCCGTCAGGAACACACCGAATGTGCCGCCGCAAGGCAACTTTATAGGCTCTGTTCCTGTGTTCCTAAAAAAGCATATAAATTGAAAATGTATCAAAAAGACTGTACAGAACCCGTAAATCACGCATACGCACGCGCGTAAGGATTTTCAGGTTTTTAAGAACGCGGAGGTAAATCAAAATGTCAATGTATGAAATAGACAGCGCATATGTCCGCAGGTGTCAGAAGCGGCTTCAGGAATGGGGAGCGCCCCTCTCCGGCTGGTACTGTGACTATATTTACGATGTGGCAGATGAAGAGGAAGATTCCGACCATATCGAATTGTTCACTTGCGAACTCTGCGATTGTACGCAAGTACGATTTGTTCATGTGATGCGGCATGACGAATATTTTGAGACTGTTTCGGTCGGCTGTATCTGCGCCGGAATTATGGAGGGCGATATCCTCGCCGCCAGAGAGCGTGAGCGGCTTATGAAAAACCGCGCCAAGCGGAAGCGGAACTTTCCGCGGCGGCAATGGCGGAAGAACTGGTACGGCAACTATCAGCTGACTTATCAGGGCAGAAAGGTATTTATCAACAATAAGGGCGGCAATCGCTACAGTGTTTATGTTGATGGCAAGACATCCTGGAGCTACAAGGGCAAACCCCTCGACAATTTTGTCTCCGCCGCCTACGCCGCTTTTGAATTAGCCGACCCCATAGAAAGGATACGCCCATGAGAGAAAAAGAGATAGAAAAGAAGCTGATCCAAGCGGTCAAACAGGCTGGCGGCATCTGCCCCAAGCTCGTCTCTCCCGGTTTTGACGGTATGCCGGACCGCATGGTGCTGCTGCCAAATGGAAAGATAGGCTTTGTGGAAGTCAAGGCGACCGGAGAAAAGCCGCGGCCGCTGCAGTTTTCCCGCCACAGGCTTTTGCGGCGGCTGGGCTTCCTGGTGTATGTGCTGGACGATGCGGAGCAGATTGGAGGAATGCTGGATGAGATACAAACCCCATGAATATCAAAAATATGCAGTGGAGTACATCAAGACACACCCCGCAGCCAGTATCTTCTTAGACTGCGGGCTTGGAAAAACCAGCATCACGCTAACAGCCATAGCCGATCTGCTGTTTGACAGCTTCGAGATCCATAAAGTGCTGGTCATCGCACCCCTGCGAGTGGCGCGGGATACATGGACGGCTGAAGCGGATAAGTGGGATCACCTACAGAACCTCATCTGCTCCGTGGCTGTCGGGACGGAAGGCCAGCGCCGGGCGGCATTGATGAGACGCGCTGACATCTACATCATCAACCGGGAAAACGTCCAATGGCTCATTGATGAGAGCGGCATTCCCTTTGATTTCGATATGGTGGTGATCGATGAGCTATCCTCGTTCAAGAATCACCAGACAAAGCGGTTCAAGTCACTGTTAAAGGTCAGACCTAAAATCAGCCGTATCGTCGGACTGACCGGCACGCCCGCTTCTAACGGTCTGATGGATCTGTGGGCAGAGTTCCGCATCCTGGACATGGGTCAGCGGCTTGGACGGTTCATCACCAAGTACCGCACCGATTACTTCACCCCGGATAAGCGTAATGGCCAGATCATCTACTCCTACAAGCCCCTGCCCTATGCGGAGGATGCCATCTACCGGAAGATCTCGGATATTACCATCTCTATGAAGTCCGCCGATCACCTGCAGATGCCGGATCTGGTCAGCAGCGAATACACGGTCCAGCTTTCCGAGGAAGAACAGAAAAAATACACGGACCTGAAACAGGAACTGGTGTTGTCGCTGGATGATGCGGAGATCACCGCCGCCAACGCCGCTTCCCTCTCCGGTAAACTCTCCCAGATGGCGAACGGCGCAATTTACGATGACAGCGGTGAGACCATTCGTATCCACGACCGCAAGCTGGACGCTTTGGAGGATATCATCGAAGCCGCCAACGGCAAACCGCTTCTGGTGGCTTACTGGTTCAAGCATGACTTGGGCCGTATTTCGGAAAGGCTGCGAAAGCTGCATATCCCGTTCTCCCGGCTGGATGACGCCGCCAGTATCCGCAGATGGAACAATGGCGAGTTACCGGTGGCGCTGATCCATCCCGCTTCCGCCGGGCATGGGCTGAATCTCCAGAGCGGCGGCTCGGCTATCGTGTGGTTCGGGCTGACCTGGAGCCTGGAGCTTTATCAGCAGACCATAGCGCGGCTCTGGCGACAGGGGCAGACTTCTGAAACCGTGGTGGTACAGCACATCGTCACAAAGGACACCATTGACGAACGCATCATGAAAGCCCTCTCCCAAAAGGAGCATACCCAGACGGCGCTGATCGACGCCGTAAAAGCGGACTTGAAAATCTGAGACAACCTAAGAAAATCCGTGCCAATCCGAGGATCAAAATTTCGGAGGTACGAATATGAGCGATATCACGATTTACGAGAACCTTGCGAACGCCATCATCCTGCAGGCTGTGAAGGATTACCGCATGGCGCTGAAAAGCCTGAAAGTCAACTCCCGGAACAGGACGGTGCAGACTGATAAAGCCGAAATTGAGCGGTTCTTCCGTTCGCAGTGGTACTCGACACTCACAGATGTGAATGGCGAGATGCTGATCCTCTCCCTGCAGAAGGAGGCAGACATATGACCGCAAAAGAATATCTAAACCAGGCGCGGCACCTGGACGCACTCATCAACTGCCGCTTGCGTGAGATTGACTACTGGAGGGATTTATCGAGCAGCGTCTCAGGCAGTAATTTCGAACCGCACTACAATCCAAACAAGCCGACTGAAGCCCCTTTTGTCCGGTGTCTTGAGAAAATCGACGCCATCCAAAAGGATGTGGCGGAAAAGGTGGCGTATCTGGTGTGTCTCAAGGAAACTATCAACGCGGCAATCGACAGACTTGCCAGCCGCGAGGAGCAACTGGTACTCCGTTACCGTTACCTGGATAACTGCTCCTGGGAGGAGATATCACGGATGCTGAATGTGTCGCTGCGCACGGTGCATCGCATACACGGGTCGGCTCTTCAAAATTTTTCTGTTCCGGATTGAAAGTTGGCACGGTTTGGCACAGCATGGCACACTTGACTTATGGTATGATTACAATAGCAAAGTAGAATACAGAACGGCCTTCATGGGAGCGATCCTATGAGGGCTTTTCTTATGCCCCAAGGAGGTGGCAAAGTGCCTAGGAAACCGAAACGGCCGTGTTCCTATCCCGGCTGTCCAAAGCTGACGGACGGGCAGTACTGCAAGGAGCATGAAGCTGCCGCCCGCAGACAGTACAACCGATACGGACGTCCCGCCGACAGCAACAAGAAGTACGGCAGAGCTTGGAAACGAATCCGCGACCGCTATGCTGCGGCGCATCCTTTGTGCGAGATGTGTCTGAAGGAGGGACGGCTGACTCCTGTGGAGGAAGTCCATCACATCGTTCCCCTCTCGCAGGGCGGGACGCATCGGAACGATAACCTGATGAGTCTGTGCCAGTCCTGCCACACCAAGATCCACCATGACCTTGGCGACCGGTGACCGTAGGGCGGTCAAAATCTCCGGGACCTGAATGAGCGGACAGCGGCCTGGGGCCTCGTGTGCAAAAAAGGCGAAATCAAAAGGGTAATTAAGGGCAGCCGGCTGCGGCTGCTTATTTTTCGAGGAAAGGGGTGAGAAAAATGCCGACAAAATCCAATAACACAGGCGGGCGCGGCGGCGCGAGACCCGGTGCGGGAAGGAAGAAATCCGCTGTCAAAGAGAAAGCTGAGAACGGCAATCCTGGCGGCAGGAAACTGGAAGTGCTGGACATTCCCGAAGTCGAGGGTGTCGATATGCCAAAGCCCCATGAGTTTTTATCCGCCGAGCAGCGTGACGGAAGCACGCTCCAGGCGGAGGAAATTTATACGGAAACCTGGGAGTGGTTAAAAAAGGTGGGCTGCGCGGCGAAGGTGTCACCTCAGCTTCTGGAGCGGTACGCCATGTGCAGCGCCCGCTGGATTCAGTGCGAGGAGATGACCAACCGCATGGGTTTCCTCTCCAAGCATCCCACCACGCAGAAGCCGATTCCGTCGCCGTTTATTAATATCGGCATCAACTACATGAACCAGGCGGTGCGGCTCTGGAACGAGATCTTCCAGATCGTGAAGGAAAACTGCAGCACCGATTACGGGGAGGTATCTCCCCAGGATGATCTGATGGAGCGGCTGCTCCGCGCAAGGAAGGGGTGAAGCTATGTTTGAGAAAGTAAATCCGTGCCACCCGGACAAGGTGGCGGACCGCATTGCCGGCGCCCTGGTGGATGCGGCGTACCGGAAAGAGGAAAATCCCAGGATCGCCGTGGAAGTCCTGATCGGCCACGGCGTCTGCCATATCATCGCGGAAACATCAGTGAGCATTCCACAGGATGAAGTGGAATCCATTGTCCATCGCATCGCAGGAAATCTGCACACGGACTATCTGGAAATGCCGCAGGACGGATGTCTTGCCAATAACCAGGCGGAAGGAATCCGCTGCGGGGACAACGGCATCTTCAAAGGGGTTCCGGTCACGGAGGAGCAGAAAGCACTCTGTGAGATCGCCAAAAGTGTATATCACACTTATCCCTCGGATGGGAAGTACATCATTGACGAAGCAAGGCTCATCCTCTGCCAGAGCAATGCCCCTGCCGCAGAGCTGCGGAAACGGTATCCGGGCGCCGAGGTCAATCCCTTGGGCGACTGGACAGGCGGCACGGATGTAGACTCTGGGGCGACCAACCGCAAGCTGGGCAGCGACATGGCCGATTCGGTGACGGGCGGCGGCCTTCACGGCAAAGACCTCTCCAAAGCGGATGTGAGTGTGAACATCTACGCATGGCTGAAGGCGCAGGAAACGGGAAAGCCCGTGGAACTGTGCTGCGCCATCGGGGAAGATACGGTGGACGGCATCCCCTATAGAGAAATCGTGGAGACTGCCCGGAGATACATCCGGTCCCTCGGCGGCTTTGAAAAATTTGCGGAATGGGGGCTGGTGCGATGAAAACGACAACCGAGATGCAGCTTGTCCCTATCGCCAAGCTGGTACCCTATGTGAACAATGCCCGCACCCACTCCCCGGAGCAGATTACCAAGCTCCGCTCGTCCCTCCGGGAGTTCGGCTTTATCAATCCCGTCATCATCGACCGGGAGTTCAATGTGATCGCCGGCCACGGCAGAATCCTTGCGGCAAAGGAAGAAGGCATCCGAGAGATTCCCTGTGTGTTTGCCGACCATCTTACCGAAGCGCAGAAGAAAGCCTATATCATTGCGGACAACCGCATGGCGATGGACGCCGGATGGGATGAGGAACTTCTGCGGGTGGAGATTGAGTCTTTGCAGGGCATGGACTTTGACCCTCTGCTCACCGGCTTTGATGAAAAGGAACTGGCAGCTCTGTTCGATGACGGCATGGAAGCCAAAGAGGATGACTTCGATGTGGACGCGGAGCTGCAAAAGCCTGCCTTCTCCCGGTTGGGCGACGTATGGACGCTTGGCAGGCACCGTCTGGTATGCGGGGACTCTACAAAGGCAGAGACATACACCGCACTCATGGATGGCGTTAAGGCAAACCTGGTGATTACCGACCCGCCGTACAACGTCAACTACGAAGGCTCGGCTGGCAAAATCAAGAACGACAACATGGCAGGCGAGAAATTCTATGAATTCCTCCTTGCCGCTTTTCAGAATATGGAATCGGTTATGGCGGCGGACGCATCCATCTATGTGTTCCACGCCGATACCGAGGGGCTAAACTTCCGCAGGGCGTTTGCCGATGCGGGATTTTATTTATCCGGCTGCTGCATCTGGAAGAAGCAATCCCTTGTGCTGGGACGCTCTCCGTACCAGTGGCAGCATGAGCCGGTGCTGTACGGCTGGAAGAAAAACGGCAAGCATCAGTGGTACACCGGCAGGAAGGAAACCACCATCTGGGAGTTTGATAAACCCAAGAAGAACGGCGACCATCCCACCATGAAGCCAATCCCTCTGCTGGCTTATCCTATCCAGAACAGTTCTATGGCAAACTCGGTGGTGCTTGACCCATTCGGCGGTTCCGGTTCTACGCTCATTGCCTGTGAGCAGACTGACCGCATCTGCCGCATCATCGAGTTGGACGAGAAGTTCTGCGATGTGATTGTAAACCGATATATTGAGCAGGCCGGTTCTGCGGATGGCGTGAGCGTCCTCCGTAATGGCAGGACATACAGCTACGAGGAGGTCACGGATGGAACAGAATAAACTGACGCTGGGCAGCCTGTTTGACGGCTCTGGCGGATTCCCTCTGGGCGGATTGCTCTCCGGCATTACCCCTGTGTGGGCTTCGGAGATCGAACCATTCCCCATCCGGGTGACCACAAAGCGGCTGCCCTTTATGAAGCATTACGGCGATGTATCCAAAATGGACGGCGCAGATGTAGAGCCGGTGGACATCATCACCTTCGGCTCGCCCTGCCAGGATATGAGCATCGCCGGCCGGCGGGAAGGTCTGGACGGCTCCCGCTCCAGCCTGTTCTACGAAGCCGTCCGAATCGTAAAAGAAATGAGGTGTGCGACCGATGGAAAACATCCAAGGTATATCGTCTGGGAAAACGTCCCCGGCGCGTTCAGCTCCAACAAGGGCGCGGACTTCCAGTCCGTCCTCGAAGAGATCTGCTCGGTCAAAGGATACGAAATTCATACTGCTCGACCTGAGAGGTGGCCAGCCGCCGGGGAGATCGTGGCAGACGATTTCAGTCTCGCATGGCGGGTATTTGATGCGCAGTACTGGGGAGTCCCCCAACGCAGAAAACGTATCTACCTTGTCGCAGATTTTGCAGGCGGGGGCGCCGGAAAAATACTATTTGAGTCCGAAGGCGTGTCTGGGTATACTCCGCAGGGCTTCCGCCCGTGGCAAGGAACTGCCGGAACTTTTGAGGAAGGCGCTGGAGCGTCAGGCTGCGTCTGCTTAAACGACCAGGGCGGCAGCCGTATGGATGTGACGGAGGATGTCGCAGCAACGCTCCGGGCGGAAAACCACGGACACCCTCCCTGCGTGATGGGGGCAGCCGGTTTTTGTACCGAGCATTCCGCACAGGCAAGGGGCATTGGGTATGAGGAAGAAACTTCTCCCACCCTCCGTGCCGGGACGGTGCCGGCGGCGGTCTATGAGAACCATAGCCAGGATACCAGATACACCGGTCCACTGGAGACAGCGCCTACAGTAATGTCTACCTACGGCACGGGCGGCAACAACCAGCCCTTTGTGGTGGAGACACCCAAGACGCTGAAGATCCGCTCCGGCTGCGATGGCGGCGGTAAAGGCGCGCTGATCCAGGAGAACAAGTCCGCCACCCTCGGCTGCAACAACGACCAGACGGTATTCGTGCCGTTCGTGAAGGGCACCCGCCCCCATTCTCCCGATGAGGGGCAGCAGTGGAGAGCCGCCGATGTAGCGAATACACTGAACACCTACGATGTAGGCGAGGCCCGGTGCAATGAACTGGCGGTCAGGGTGTACGGCATCTGCTCCAAGCAGAGCCACGCCATGCTGTCCGACAATCCCCACAGCGGTTTTTATGAAGCGGACACTTCCCGGTGCCTGGACAGGAGCGGCGGCAACCCCACCTGCAACCAGGGCGGTATGGCGGTGGTGGCGGTGCAGGGTTCCATGATCGGCAGGGCGGATAAGAATGGTCCCCAGGGCAGCGGCGTGAATGAGGATGTGTCTTTTACGCTGGATGCTGCTGACCGCCATGCGGTGGCTTACTGCATGACCACCGGCTCTTACACTCAAACATTGGAAGAACAATCTCCAACCTTGATGGCAAGGGATTATAAAGACCCGCCTGTGGTGAATGAGACTGAGCCGGAGTATATCGTCCGCAGACTGACGCCTACCGAGTGCGCCCGGTTGCAGGGGTTTCCGGACTGGTGGTGCGCCGGGCTTGAGACCGATGAGCCGTCTGAGGAGGAAATCGAGTTCTGGACAGAGGTGTTTGAGACACATCGCACCGTTCTGGGAACTTCCTCCAAGCCAAAGAGCCGGAACCAGATCATCAAGTGGCTGAAAGGCCCCCACTCCGATTCCGCAGAATACAAAATGTGGGGCAACGGTGTGGCGCTTCCCAATGTTTACTTCGTGCTCTCCGGGATCGTGTACTATGCACAGTTTCCGGAAGGATAATCCAGCCCTTATTCTACAGAAAAATGTGCGAAAACCGCTTGCTATTTCAGGGGTTTAGAGTGATGTATGTACTACCAAAACAAAGGAGGTTTTCGCACATGGAAATCAGATACAATGTGACGGGTGCCAAGCGCAAGGAACTTGTAAAGGTCATCGCTGATACCACTGGCGCCAGGGCGGAATACAAGTTCATGCCCACCTGCAACTATGAGATCGACTACTTTACGGTTACCAAGGATGGGACACTCCTCTTTGACGACCGCGCCGACAGCGAGGAAGTCGAGCGGGTGCTGGAATCCATCGCCGCCGCTGGCTTTGAATGTGAGCCGCAGGACGGCGTTGAGCAACCCTCTGGGCAAGAAACCAAAGAAACGGAAGAAATCGCCGACAGCGCGCCACAGGGCGAACCTGTGGGACTTACAGTGGAGATTCCGCTCCACAAGGTGGCAGTGGGCAACCTCACGAAGCTGCTGGAAGCCAAAGGAAATCTGATACGGAAAGCCCTGGGCATCACCGACCTTCGCGTTGAGGTTTTGGAAGATCGGGTGGCGTTCCCCTGGTTCTCCCAGGTAGATGCGGATTCTGCAGCCGCCTACACCCATTTCATTTCCGCACTTTGCGAGATGAGCAGAAATGCCAAGCGAGTGACGGCGACCGAAAAGCCGGTGGATAACGAGAAATACGCATTCCGCTGCTTTCTCCTGCGGCTGGGCTTTATTGGCAGCGAGTACAAAGCGGAGCGCAAGATCCTGCTGAAGAACCTCTCTGGGTCCTCGGCCTTCAAGAATGGAGGTGCCGGCCATGCGGTTTCCGAATAAAGATACCGTGGAGCGTATCCGCCGGGACTATCCCGCCGGCACCCGTGTGGAACTGGTGCGGATGGATGATGCCCAAGCGCCACTCGCCGGTACGCTCGGCACGGTACTCGGTGTGGATGATACCGGTTCCCTCCTCATGCGCTGGGACAACGGCAGCGACCTGAACGTGATCTATGGTGAGGACATTGTGAGAAAGGTGGGTGGGCGATATGACGAATGATATCCTGAAAGACTTCTTCTATGGGAACATCAATCCGAATGAAAAGCAGTTTGACCGCAATTCAGAGTATGGAAAGGCAGCCTCCGGGCTGGTCGATGAGGAAGAAAAACTCCGCTCCATGCTGGATCATGAGACGTCCGCAATCCTTGATAAGATGATTTGCCTGCAAGCCTCCATTACAGGTATGACCGCTGAGGAGTACTTCATCGATGGGCTGCGCACGGGATTCCGGCTGGCTCTCGCTATACTCGATGAAGGAAAAAACGGCTCTCTCACGCCAATTACGGATGGTGGAAAAAGGCTGTAAATTACACAGTATCCAGCAGTCATCTTTGTGTAGTATATTATCGGAAATGGCCTTGCTATTATCCTCTTTTAGAGCGAATATGTGTACACCGAAAGGGAAAACACACCAAATGAAAACGGAGGATTCACCATGAATGAGAAAACCGCAAGGCAGATTACAGAGATGAAAAAGCAGACCATCGGGGTCGAGGTTGAGATGAATAACATCACCCGCCAGAAGGCAGCCAAGGCTGCCGCCGAGTTTTTCGGCACCGGACGCTACGAGAATACCGCCGGCCGCAACGGATACAGCACCTGGTCGGCCTGGGACGCAGACGGGCGCGAGTGGAAGTTCCAGAAGGATGTTTCCATTGCGGGACCGGATGACCAGAAATGCGAACTGGTCACCCCGATCCTGACCTACGATGACATCGAAACCCTGCAGGAGCTTTGCAGGCAGCTTCGTCACAACGGAGCCAAGAGCGACGCCTCCAGAGGATGCGGGGTCCACATCCACATCGGGGCAAACGGGCACACCCCGCAGAGCCTTCGCAACCTTGCCAACATCATGGCGAGCCACGAAAGCCTGATTGCCGAGGCACTGAAACTGGACCGGGGCCGCATGAGCCGCTACTGCCGCACGGTGGACCCAAGATTCTTAGAGCAGGTCAACCGGAGAAAACCCCGCACAATGGCACAGCTTGCGGATATCTGGTACAACAGCAACGGCGCAAATTACGGCAGAAACCATCACTACAACGACAGCCGCTACCATATGCTCAACCTCCACGCCACTTTTACCAAAGGCACGGTCGAATTTAGGCTCTTCCAGTTTGATGAGCCAACCGCAGAGCGCCGGGGCGGCATCCATGCAGGCCAGCTTAAGAGTTACATCCAGCTTTGCCTGGCCTTAAGCCAGATGGCAAAGGATGTGCGGACGGCAAGCTCCAAGCCCCAGCAGAACGAGAACCCCAAATATGCCATGCGCACCTGGCTCCTCCGCCTGGGCTTCATCGGCGAGGAGTTCGCAACGGCCAGAGATTTCCTGACCCGCAACCTTACCGGGGACACAGCCTTCCGGCATGGCAGAGCCGCCGCTTGAAGGACTTAGGTTAAATGCCCTGCCCCTGACCGCTTCGGCGGTCTTAGGGTGGTAGAAGGACAAGTAACCTAAGTCCTCCAGGAAAGGATGGATACACATGAACGAAAAAAGATACTACATCGCCTACGGCAGCAACCTGAATGTTCGGCAGATGCGGATGCGCTGCCCTCACGCCACGATCCTCGGTACGGCAAACCTTAAGGATTGGGAACTGCTTTTTAAGGGAAGCAGGACCGGCTCTTACCTGACCATTGAAGAATGCGAAAACGGCACGGTTCCCGTGGTGATCTGGGAGGTGACGGCTGCAGACGAAGCCGCCCTCGACCGTTATGAAGGATTCCCGACCTTTTACTACAAGCGGGATATCCGTCTCCAGTACAAAGGCATCCGGACAGGCAGACGCAGGACGGTGACGGCCTTTGCCTACATCATGCACGAGGACAGGCCGATTGGGATTCCCAGCAATCTCTATATGCGGACTTGCCTGGAAGGGTATGACGCCTTCCGCTTTGACAAGAATATTCTGGTTGATGCTTATGATAAATGCAGGGAGGTATGCGGATATGAAGGATAATGTGATCCGGATGGCGGTCTGCCCGCTTTGCGGCAGGACCTACCACGGCGCTCCGGCGCTTTCAAGAGAAGACAACGAAACGCTCATCTGCCCGGACTGTGGCACCAGGCAGGCGCTCCAGTCTATCGGTGTGGACAGCGCCGAGCAGGAGCAGATCATTGAGACGATCCACCGCCATACACAGGAGTGATATACACAATTTATTCCTCCGATCTTTGTGCGGATTATGCTCAGAATTAACTTGATAATATATGGTTTTAGAGCGAATATGTACACACCGAAAGGGAAAACAAAGAAAACGGAGGATACAAGCCATGATGATCAACGAAGCGATGAAAAAGTACCGGCTGCCGAACCCCACCACAACCGAGGATTTGGAGATGCGGTTCTCCGGCATGGACGGCAAGACGTTGACTTTTGGAGATAAGGTTCTCCTTGCCGGATACTACTACAACGGGAGAAACAAGCCCTGCTGCTTCGGCGCGGCATACGAGTTCCTTACCGATGACCACACCTGCGAAGGTATGATCGGGCTGAGAGCAGCCAGCGGGGTTGAGTTTGAGGATGATGGCCACGCCATCGCTTGGGCGATGCAGCAGTAAATAAAAGAACATAATAACCTGAGATCGAGCCGCACGGCTCTTTCTCTCGTACAGAACCATTTTGGAAGTCGCAGCGATGCGGCTATTTTTTATGCCATTTGGGAGGTGGTGTCTATGCGAAAACTGAAGAAATACAAGCCTACCAAGTTCATGGCGAAGACCTCGCACTATGATAAGGACGCCGCCGACTATGCGGTCATGTTCATCGAGTCCCTCTGCCACACCAAGGGCACCTGGGCGGGAAAACCCTTTGAACTGATTGACTGGCAGGAACAGATCATCCGCGACCTGTTCGGCGTGTTAAAGCCCAATGGCTACCGTCAGTTTAATACAGCATATATCGAGATCCCCAAGAAACAGGGCAAATCGGAGCTTGCCGCCGCCGTGGCGCTCCTGCTTCTCTGTGGGGACGGCGAGGAACGGGCTGAGGTGTATGGCTGCGCCGCTGACCGCAACCAGGCAAAGATCGTGTTTGATGTGGCGGTGGATATGGTGCGGTTCTGTCCGGCGCTTTCCAAGCGGGTAAAGATCCTGGAATCCCAGAAGAAGATCACCTACCTTCCCACTAACAGCTCCTACCAGGTGCTTTCGGCGGATGTGGCGAACAAGCATGGCTTTAATACCCACGGCGTAATCTTCGATGAGCTGCATACCCAGCCTAACCGGAAACTCTTTGACGTCATGCTCCAGGGCTCCGGGGACGCCCGGATGCAGCCGCTTTACTTTCTGATCACCACGGCCGGCAACGATACCAACTCCATCTGCTATGAGGTACACCAGAAAGCCATTGACATCGCAGAGGGACGGAAGGTTGATCCTACCTTTTATTCGGTCATTTACGGTGCTGCCGAGAATGAGGACTGGACAGACCCCAAGGTCTGGAAGAAGGCAAATCCTTCCCTGGGCATCACGGTGGGGATCGACAAGGTCAGGGCAGCCTGTGAATCCGCCCGGCAGAATCCTGGCGAGGAGAACGCTTTCCGGCAGCTAAGGCTCAATCAGTGGGTGAAACAGTCTGTCCGTTGGATGCCGATGGACAAGTGGGACGCCTGCGCGTTCCCGGTTTCCGAGGACGATTTGGAAGGCCGCATCTGCTACGGCGGGCTGGACTTGTCCTCCACCACGGACATCACGGCCTTTGTGCTGGTGTTCCCGCCGCTGGATGAGGAGGACAAATACTACATCCTGCCCTACTTCTGGATACCGGAGGAAACGCTTGACCTCCGTGTCCGACGCGACCATGTCCCCTATGATCTATGGGAGCGCCAGGGGACGCTGATGACTACAGAAGGCAACGTGGTACATTACGGCTACATTGAGAAATTCATCGAGCAGTTGGGCGAACGGTTCAACATCCGGGAGATTGCCTTTGACCGCTGGGGCGCTGTGCAGATGGTGCAGAATCTGGAAGGCATGGGCTTTACGGTGGTTCCCTTCGGACAGGGCTTTAAGGATATGTCCCCGCCGACCAAGGAGCTGATGAAGCTGGTGCTGGAGGAACGCATCGCTCACGGCGGCCACCCAGTGCTGCGCTGGATGATGGACAACATCTATATCCGCACGGATCCGGCGGGCAATATCAAGGCGGACAAAGAGAAATCCACAGAGAAAATCGACGGCGCAATCGCCACTATCATGGGGCTTGACCGGGCGATCCGCTGCGGCAACGATACAGGCGCTTCGGTTTATGACAGCCGGGGGCTTTTGTTTATCTGAAAGGACGGTGATTCGATATGGGTATCTTTTCCGGGCTGTTCCGTTCCAGGGACAAGCCCCAGGACCGCACCGCCGGCAGCGGCTATGCGTTCTATTTCGGCGGCACCACCTCCGGCAAAGCGGTGACGGAACGCTCCGCCATGCAGATGACAGCGGTGTATTCCTGCGTCCGTATCCTGGCCGAAGCGGTGGCAGGTCTGCCGCTGCACCTCTACCGCTACAAGGAGGACGGCGGCAAGGAAAAAGCCATTGACCATCCGCTGTATCTGCTCCTGCATGACGAGCCGAACCCGGAGATGAGTTCCTTTGTGTTCCGGGAAACGCTCATGACGCACCTGCTTCTGTGGGGCAACGCCTATGCTCAGATCATCCGCAATGGAAAGGGAGAAGTGATCGCCCTCTATCCACTGATGCCAGATCGGATGACTGTGAATCGTGACAGCAAAGGACAGCTATATTACGAATACACCGTCAGCATGGATGATGCTCCTACGATTAAGGGAAGCCTTGTCCGGCTGAACCCCTCCGATGTTCTGCATATTCCAGGGCTTGGCTTTGACGGGCTGGTGGGCTATTCCCCTATCGCAATGGCCAAGAACGCCATCGGCATGGCGATTGCCTGTGAGGAATACGGGGCGAAGTTCTTTGCCAACGGCGCCGCTCCCGGCGGTGTGCTGGAGCACCCCGGCACAATCAAAGACCCTCAGCGGGTACGGGAGAGCTGGCAGTCCACCTTCGGCGGCAGCGGCAACAGCAATAAGATCGCCGTGCTGGAAGAGGGCATGAAATACACGCCCATCGGCATCTCACCGGAGCAGGCGCAGTTTTTGGAAACGAGAAAGTTCCAGATCAATGAGATCGCCCGCATTTTCCGGGTGCCGCCCCACATGGTGGGCGACCTGGAAAAGTCGAGCTTTTCCAATATTGAGCAGCAGTCTTTGGAGTTTGTGAAATACACGCTGGAGCCCTGGCTGGTGCGCTGGGAGCAGTCCATCCAACGGACGCTCTTTTCTCCGGAGGAAAAGAAGCGGTACTTTGCCAAGTTCAATGTGGAAGGGCTGCTCCGGGGTGACTATGCCAGCAGGATGTCCGGCTACGCCACGGCGAGGCAGAACGGATGGATGAGCGCCAATGACATCCGGGAACTGGAAAACCTTGATCGTATTCCTACGGAAGATGGCGGCGATCTGTACCTTATTAACGGCAATATGCTCCCGCTGGGAAATGCGGGTGCTTTTGCAGATACACAAACGGGAAAGGAGGAAAACCCCGATGAAGAAGTTCTGGAAGTGGAAGAACCAGGCAGCAACGGAGACAGCTCCGGCGGAACGGACGCTGTTCCTGAACGGCACCATCGCCGAGGAAAGCTGGTTTGACGATGACGTCACGCCGCAGCTTTTTAAGGAGGAACTGATGTCCGGGGACGGCGATATCACCGTCTGGATCAACTCCCCAGGCGGGGACTGTGTGGCGGCGGCGCAGATCTACAATATGCTCATGGATTACCCCCATGATGTGACCATAAAGATCGATGGCATCGCAGCCAGCGCCGCCTCGGTCATTGCCATGGCCGGCACGAAGGTGCTGGTATCTCCGGTGTCCATGATGATGATCCACAACCCTATGACCGTTGCCATGGGCGATACCGCAGAGATGCAGAAAGCCATCGAGATGCTTGGCAGCGTCAAGGATTCCATCATCAACGCCTACGAAATCAAGACCGGTTTGTCCCGCGCTAAACTCTCCCATCTGATGGATGCCGAGACCTGGATGGACGCGAACAAGGCGGTGGAACTTGGCTTTGCCGATGACGTCCTGCACCGGGCGGAGATCCCGGAGGATGTGGAGCCGTCTGCGGTGTCCATGCTCTATTCTAAAGCCGCTGTGGTGAATTCCCTTATGGATAAGATCGCAGCCAAATGCAGGACCAACCCTAAGAAAACTGAAAAACCCAACCCCCAGGGCCGCTCTGTAGACAGTCTCTACGAGCGGCTCAATCTTTTGAAGCATTAAGGAGGATACGACTATGACGATTTTGGAACTGCGCGAGAAGCGCGCGAAAGCCTGGGAAGCCGCCAAAGCCTTTCTGGATTCCCACAGAAATGATAAGGGCGTCCTGTCTGCCGAGGACGACGCCGCCTACACCCGCATGGAGCAGGAAATTACCGACCTTGGCAAGGAGATCGCCCGCCTGGAACGCCAGGAGGCGCTGGACGCGGAACTGAACCGCCCGGTGAACAAGCCCCTGACGGGTAAGCCTATGAACGGCAAGGAGGAGAATAAGACCGGCCGCGCCACGGATGAGTACCGGCAGAATTTCTGGAACATGATGCGCTCCAAAGCGCCCATGCCCTCTGTGGTAAACGCCCTGCAGATCGGTACGGACTCCGAGGGCGGATACCTGGTGCCGGATGAGTACGAGCGCACCCTGGTGGAGGCGCTGGAGGAAGAGAATGTGTTCCGCCAGCTCGCCAAAGTGATCCAGACCTCCAGCGGCGACCGCAAGATTCCGGTGGTGGCAACGAAGGGCACCGCATCCTGGATTGACGAGGAAGGCGCCTACACCGAGAGCGACGATTCCTTCGGCCAGGTATCCATCGGGGCCTACAAGCTGGGGACAATGATCAAGGTTTCCGAGGAACTCTTGAACGACAGCGTCTTTGACCTGGAAAGCTACATCTCCCGCGAGTTTGCCCGACGCATCGGCGCCAAGGAGGAAGAAGCCTTCTTTACCGGGGACGGCTCTGGCAAGCCCCTGGGCATCCTGGCTTCGAGCGGCGGCGCGGAAACCGGCATCACCGCCGCGTCCGCTACCGCCATTACGGCGGATGAGCTGATCGACCTGTTCTACTCCCTGAAATCGCCCTACCGCCGCAACGCCGTGTGGGTGCTGAATGACTCCACCATTAAGGCCATCCGCAAGCTGAAGGACAGCAATGGCCAGTACCTGTGGCAGCCTTCCCTGACCGCAGGCACGCCGGATACCATTCTGGGCCGTCCTGTGCGCACTTCCGCTTATATGCCCGCCATCGCCGCCAGCGCCAAGACCATCGCTTTCGGCGATTTCAGCTACTACTGGATCGCTGACCGCCAGGGGCGTTCCTTCAAGCGCCTGAACGAGCTGTACGCGGCAAACGGTCAGGTGGGCTTCCTCGCTTCCCAGCGCGTGGACGGCAAGCTGATCCTGTCCGAGGCCATCAAGGTGCTGGCACAGAAAGCATCGACATAACGGAAAGGGGGCGGCGGTGATGGACACTCTGCTGGAAAAAGTCAAGGCAAACCTGATTCTGGAGCATTCGGCGGATGATGCGCTTTTGCAGGGCTACATCACCGCCGCTGTTTCCTATGCGGAAAGCTACCAGCACGTCCCGGAAGGGACTTATGCTGAAAATTCCATGCCTGCTACCACCGAACAGGCGGTGATCATGCTGGCATCCCACTTCTACGAGTCCAGGGACGGCAGCACGGGCGGCTTCTTTGCGGACAACACCAACGCGGCACAGCAGGTATGGAACACGGTCAACCTTCTCCTTCGGCTCGACCGAGATTGGAAGGTGTGAGTATGAGCTTTGGCAAGATGAACACCTTCCTCTCCATTGTGGAAAAGCAGTTCACGCAGGACGAGGACGGCTTTAAGACGGAAATGGATGTAACTGTGGCAAAGGTGCGCGCTTACCGGGAAGGCCGGCACGGCAGTGAGAAGTGGGCCAACATGGCGTCTTTCTCCACTGCCACCGACTTGTTCCGGTTCCGGGTAATCCCCGGCGTAGCAGTCACAACGGATATGCGCATCCTCTGCGATGGGCATACCTTTGAGATCACTTCGGTGGAAGACGTCAAAGGCCGGGGGATGTATCTGGAGATTATGGCGCAGGAGGTGAAACCCGGTGGCTAAAGCGACATGGAAAATGCCGGACGACTTTCTGATGAAGGTGTCCAGGCTGGCGGACAAGACGGATGAGATTCTCCCGAAGGTGCTGGAGGCAGGCGCGGAGGTTGTGGAGGACAAGGTGCGCTCCAATTTGCAGGCGGTCATCGGCAGCGGGACGAAGTATGAGTCCAGAAGCACCGGGGAACTTCTGCGCTCCCTTGGCACTTCACCTGCCCTGCAGGATAAAAACGGGGACTTCAATGTGAAGGTGGGCTTTTCCGAGCCTCGTTCCGATGGCGACAGCAACGCCAAAATCGCCACCATCCTGGAATACGGCAAAAGCGGCCAGCCCGCAAAGCCTTTCTTAAAACCAGCCCGTTCCTCTTCCAGGAACGCCTGTATCAACGCTATGAAAGCAAAGCTGGACGAGGAGGTGGAGAAAATTTGAGCCTTTTATCGGAAATCAAGGCTGCGGTTACCGGCTGCGGCCTGCCTGTAGAGACGGGCGTATTCTCCGATGAGCCGCCGGTGGAATATGTGGTGGTCACGCCTTTGGCGGACACCTATGAACTCCATGCGGATAACCTCCCAGAGTATGAAACCCAGGAGGCGCGGCTCTCCCTGTTTACCAAAGGCAACTATCTGAAGCGAAAGGAGCAGCTTTCAAAGGCGCTCCTCGCCGCTGATTTTACCATTACGGACAGACGGTATATTGACCATGAGGACGATACCGGCTTCCATCATTACGCCATTGACGTGGCGAAATTATACAAACTTTAAATTATGAACGGCGGAACGGCGCGGGCGGAAAGGTTGCGTTACCAAAAATACTGGTGCGCGAATTGCCCCCGGCGGTTCGCCGGTGAAATGGAGGAATGAACTATGGCTACGATTGGCCTTGACAAGCTGTATTACGCCAAGATTACCGAAGATACTTCGGGCAATGAAACTTACGAAGATCCGCTGCCTTTGGCAAAGGCCATGACCGCCGAGCTTTCCGTGGAACTGGCGGAAGCTACGCTGTATGCGGACGATGGCGCGGCGGAGGTGGTGAAGGAGTTCCAGAGCGGGACGCTGACGCTGGGTGTGGACGACATCGGCAAATCTGTCGCAGAGGACCTAACAGGGGCGGTAATCGATGAAAACGGCGTCCTGATCTCTGCGTCGGAGGACGGAGGCGCTCCGGTCGCTATTGGCTTCCGTGCCAAGAAAGCCAACGGCAAGTACCGCTATTTCTGGCTGTACCGGGTGATTTTCGGCATCCCTGCCACCAACCTGACCACTAAGGGCGAGAGCATCGAGTTTTCCACCCCGTCCATCGAGGGAACCGTGACCCGACGCAACAAGGTGGACGGTCAGGGCAAGCACCCCTGGAAAGCGGAGGTGTCCGAGGATGACTCCGGTGTGTCTTCCACGGTTATCACGGGCTGGTACGATGAGGTCTATGAGCCGTCCTATGCGGATCAGACAGCGGGCGCGGGCGGCGAAGGATAAGGAGGTTTGAGGTATGGATGAAAGAACAGCTACTGTCAATATCGGCGGGCAGGAATACGAAATGCTCCTGACCACCAGGGCGACCAAGGCCATCGCAGGACGCTACGGCGGATTGGAGAACCTGGGCGAGAAGCTGATGAAGGCGGAGAACTTTGAGATGGCGCTGGACGAGATCGTGTGGCTGATTACCCTTCTGTGCAATCAGCCCATCCTCGTTCACAACCTAAAACACCCGGAGGACAAAAAGCCGGAGCTGACCGCCGAGGAGGTGGAACTTCTCACCTCCCCAATGGAACTGACGGACTATAAGGACGCCATTATGGAGGCTATGTACCGGGGGACGAAACGCAATATTGAAAGTGAGCCGGAGGGAAAAAACACAGCGGCCGGGTAAGCGATGAGGAATTGTTTACCCGGCTTTTGTATTACGGCATGGCGCACCTCTCCCTGCGCATGGACGAGGTGTGGCTCATGCCGTTTGGTCTGCTGATGGATTTGTGGGAATGTCACAGGCAGTTTTTAGGGCTTGCAAAGCCAAAGCAGGAACTGACCATTGACGATGTGATCCCATACGGAATTTAAGGAGAGGGGGTGCGGCTTGTGGCGGATAATTTTGGCCTGAAAATCGGCATTGAGGGCGAGAAGGAATTTAAAAAGGCTCTTTCAGAGATCAACCAGTCCTTCAAGGTGCTGGGTTCCGAGATGAAGCTGGTTTCCTCTCAGTTTGACGCCAACGATAAATCCATCCAGGCGCTTTCCGCAAGGAATACCGTTCTGAACAAAGAAATCGACGCCCAGCGCCAGAAAATTGAAACGCTGCGGGCTGCCCTCCAGAACGCTTCCGAGTCCTTTGGGGAAAATGACCGCCGGACGCAGAACTGGCAGATCCAGCTTAACAATGCGGAAGCCGCCTTAAACGGCATGGAGCGGGAGCTTTCCGCCAACGAGCGGGCGATGGAATCCCTTTCCCAGCAGGAAACGGAGGCGGCGGACGCTACAGAGCGGCTCTCCCAGGAGATTTCCCGGCAGGAGGATGAACTTGCCGGGATGAAACGCGCCTATTCCAACGCCGTGCTGGAGTATGGAAAAGGTTCCAGCGAGGCAAAGGAGCTGGAAGGGCGTATTTCCCAGCTTTCCGGGGAACTGAGGGAAAACCGGGAGCGGATGAAGGATGCCGGGGATGTGGCGGAGGATTTCGGCGATTCCCTGGAGGACGCATCCAACAGGGCGGATAAATTGGGCTCCGGCCTTTCGGTCGCTACGGTGGCGATGGGCAACCTCATCTCTTCCGGCATCCAGGCGGCATTGAGCGGAATCCAGGAGCTTGGCAGCGCCATCTGGAACCTGGACGAAGCCACCGAGGAATACCGGGTGGCCCAGGGCAAGCTCACCACCGCCTTTGAAGCGGCGGGATACAGCGGGGACGCAGCGCAGAAATCCTATACAGAATTTTATAAAATCCTGGGCGATACGGATACCGCCACCGAAGCCTCCCAGCTTTTGGCGCAGCTTGCCCAAAACGAGCAGGACATTACCAAGTGGACGAATATCGCGGCCGGCGTCTACGGCACCTTCGGCGATGCACTCCCCATCGAGGGCATGATCGAGTCCGCCAATGAGACCGCCAAGGTCGGGCAGGTCACCGGTTCCCTGGCGGACGCCTTAAACTGGGTGGGTATCAGCGAGGATGCCTTCAATGAAAAGCTGGCGGCCTGTTCCAGTGAAAGTGAACGGAACCGTCTCATCATGGATACCCTCTCCGGGGCCTATGACGAGGCGAGCAGCGCCTTTTACCGCAACAACGAGGCGCTGGTGGCATCACGGGAAGGCCAGGCGCAGCTTGACGAAACCCTGGCAGGGCTTGGGGAGACCATTTCCAATGTGAAAAATAACCTCCGGGCAGAGTTCCTCCCGGCAATCTCAGAAGTCATCTCCGCGTTTACCGACATGGTAAACGGCGTGGACGGGGCGGATGAAGCCTTTGCCGGAGCTATTACCGGGCTGGTAAACACGGCGGTTTCCATGCTGCCGCAGTTTGTGGATACCGGGATGCAGATGCTGACCTCGCTGCTCTCCGGCATCATCCAGAGCCTTCCGGCTGTAATGGAAGGCGCGGCGCAGATCATCGTCACGCTGGCCCAGGGCATTGCGGCGGCGGTTCCCACCCTGATCCCGCAGATTGTCCTGGTGGTTACCCAGATCGTGCAGACCTTAATCGAAAACCTGCCGATGATTCTGGACGCGGCACTGCAGCTTATCACGGGGCTGGCCCAGGGGCTATTAAATGCCATCCCGGTCCTGATTGCGGCCCTGCCCGCTATTATTACGGCGATTGTGGAGTTTATCGTAGGGGCGATCCCCCAGATCATCAATGCCGGGATACAGCTGTTGACCTCGCTGGTCTCCGCGCTGCCGGAGATCATTACGGCCATTGTGGCGTCGATTCCACAGATTATTGACGGGCTGGTAACGGCGATCCTCGGCAGTATCCCCCAGATCATTGACGCGGGCGTGAACCTGCTGATCTCCCTGATCCAGAGCCTGCCTACCATTATTACCACCATTGTGGGGGCGATCCCGCAGATTATTTCCTCGTTGGTGAACGCCATCCTGAACAGCATCCCCCAGATCATACAGGCAGGCGTTCAGCTATTCGTGTCGCTGATCCAAAACCTGCCCACCATCATCATGGAGATTGTAAAGGCAGTGCCGCAGATCATCGCGGGAATTGTGAACGCCTTCACCTCGTCTATGGGGCAGATTGTCAATATCGGTAAGAACATCGTGCAGGGGCTGTGGCAGGGTATCCAGAGCCTTGCCGGATGGATCTGGGACAAGGTTTCCGGCTGGATTTCCGGCATCTGGGACGGGATCTGCGGTTTCTTTGGCATCAACTCTCCATCCAGGGAAATGGCCTGGGTAGGCGAAATGCTGGGCAGGGGTCTTGCCGGCGGCATCGAGGACAGCGCCGGCGAAGCGGTCAGCGCCGCAGAGGATTTGAACAACGGCATTCTGGGCGTGATGAACGGGCTGGCGGCGGATATGCAGTCCGCTGTTCCCTCGAACTTTGCCTTTGACGCCGGCGGGACGATCCGCTCCGCGTCCGGCGGCATGAACAGTGGGGGCGCATCCTTTGGAACCCTCATTACCATCCAGCAGATGATTGTCCGCAGCGAGGATGACATCCGCAGGATTTCCCAGGAACTCTACAATCTCATGCAGGTCGGCTCCCGCGCACAGGGACGCATCATTACAGCCTAAGAGGAGGTGGAACTTATGGGCTTTCAATACAACGGAATTTCTTCTCAGTCCATGGATATCAAGGCCCGTCTTACCGGCTGGCAGATGGTTCCCACTCTTCGGAGCAATACGGAAACTGTCCCCGGCAAAGCGGGCCTTGCGGACTTTGGGGCAGACAGCGGTGAGCGGTACATCGATGTTTCCTGCAATGTCTATCCACAGAAAACCTTTGCCGGTTTGGTGGCGGTTTTAGATCAGGCGGCGGCATGGCTCGACCCTACGGCGGGGACAAAACAGCTTGTACTGGACGATGTGCCGGACCGGTATTTTATGGCCCGGCTTTCCGATACGGTGGATTGTGAACGGCTCCTGCGGTCGGCCGGTTCCTTTACCCTCCGTTTTCTTTGCCCCGACCCTTATGGTTACGCACTGGATGATGAAACCTTTACCCTCTCCCAGGCGGGGGAGCATGAGGTGGAGCGTGAAATCGGAAACACAGACTCCGAGCCGGTGTATTCTCTGCAAGGAACAATTTCCTCTGGCGCGATTGTACTCACGACCAATGGAGAAAACCTGCGAGTGGTTGGCCCGCTGGTTGCGGGGGAAGTGCTGGTAATCGACACCGGCATGGTCACAGCCAAAGTGACGGACAGCGCGGGCAATACCCTGCGAAACGGCCTGTCCTGTTTGGAGGAGCTGAATTTCCCGGTACTGCGCCGGGGTGTGAATGAGGTTGATATCGCGGTTGAAGGCAGCGCCGTTTTTACCGAACTTCACATACAGGCAAAGAGCCGATGGAGGTAAGCGATGGCAGTAAAAACTACTTTGACTGCGCAGGAGGACTTTACCGGGGAATTTCCATCTGAATGGGCAGGCTCCGGCCTCTGGCGCTTTAACGAGTCCGAACCGGACAGCAACGACCGGCTGATGGATTCTTCCGGCAATGGCCGGGATTTCAATATTATCAACTGGAGCGGCACCACGGCAAACCTGCTGGAAGGCTGGCGTGGACATTATTTCCGCTTCAACATCAATAACCCAACCTCGGAGAAAACATATCTTCAAGCCGTAAACGACGGCTCGATTTTCTCCTCGCTGGGGGAACGGATTGTGGTGGGCGGCTGGATGAACCCCACCATTTACTCGGTAGGCAATACCTTCTGCCCTATTTTTAACACAAGGCAGGGGCCGGGCCAGCCGATCCTGTATCTTTCGCTGTATTCCGGGCGGCCCCGCCTAATGCTCTATAATTCCTCCGGCTCCCTGATTTTGGACGAGTCGGTAACGCCCCCGTTTTCTCTGGCAAACAACGGCTGGTATTTCCTCGCCGCTGTGATCGAGCCGGACGCATACAAAGCCTGCTATGTGGTAGGCGACCGCAGCACCGGTACAGTCTGGATCTCAAATGAGCTGACGATTGAGGGTGAACTGAACCGTTCCTGTACCGCCGACCTTATCATGGGGATGCACGCTGACACCTATTATTACGCAGGCGGCTTTGATGATTGGTTTCTGGATACGGATTCCTCTTTGACTGCCGAAGATCTGGCGGAATATTTTAAGGTCACTCTGTTTGCCAACGGCGGAGATATGTCCGGTGACGTGGATGCGCTCACCGAGCCGGGGAGCGTTACCCTTAGAAGCTCGGACGGAGCCTATCCATCCAGCGGGCAGCTTATTACAAAGGCGGCAGCCTGCTCCCTTTCCGGTACAGGACGCGTGGCTGCGACCAGCGAATATACAGCGGGCGTGACTGCCATTGAACAAGTGGAAACCTCCACTTCGGATGATTTGGAGGAATGGTCTGCCTGGCAGGCTATCGGCACCAGCGGCGAGCTACAATCTCCGAACCGGCAGTATATCCGCTTCCGTGTGACGCTTGCCACTGAGGATACCAGCCGAACTCCGAAGCTGTTGGAAATCCAGCTCCACGATATACCGAAGGCCCCCTATGAAAAGCTGGGCTTTGCGCGCCCGGTAGTGCTGGACGCAAACGGCGCTTGGGAAGCGGTTCTGGAAAATGCCTTTGATATTGTTGTCACCAGCGAAGTCAACGGGGCTGATACCATGGAATTTTATCTGCCTTTCCATGATCCCAAGCGGGCCATGCTGGACAATGAAAAGCAGGTGCAGATCGTCAATGACATTTACCGCATACGAACCCTCACCGATACGAAGGACACCGATGGCCGGATTGTGACGCAGATTTATGCCGAAGCTGCTTTTTATGACCTGTCCTTTTCTGAGGAAAAAGAAACGGTGGATTTTAACGCGGATACCGCCGAGGCTCCCATGCGCCACGCGCTGGAAGGCACCGGCTGGTCGGTGGGAACGGTCAACGTCACCACTCTGCGCACATGGCAGTGTACGGAGAAAAACGCCCTTTCCATCCTGCGGGCCACGCAGAATATCCACGGCGGCGACCTGATTTTTGATTGCCCGAACCGGCTCGTCCATCTTCTTACCTTTGGCGGGAATGACAGCGGCGCTCTGTTTGCATATCGCAAAAATCTCAAAAGTATTGAGCGGGTGGTGGATACCCGCAGCCTGGTAACAAGGCTCTATGCCTATGGCAAGGATGGAATGACGTTCGCCTCGATCAATGGCGGCAAGGACTATGTGGAGGATTTCTCCTATACCACCGAAGTACGCATTTCCACGCTGGACTGCTCGAACTTCACCAATCCCTATCAGATGCTGGAATACACGCAGATGCGGTTGGCGGAATATGCGCAGCCCCGCGTTTCCTATGTTCTCTCCGCAATGGATTTGTCGGCCCTTACCGGGTATGAGCATGAGGCGTGGGCGCTGGGCGACATTGTAACGGTGGATGATAAAGACCTCAACCTGTCGGTAAAAACCCGCGTGGTGCGCCGCCAGTACAATTTGCAGGAGCCGTGGAAAACTGTGCTGGAACTTTCCACTACCCTTCGGGAACTGGGTGATTCCTCCGCACAATGGGATAAGGCCGCCGATGTGCTGGCATCCACCGATGTGATTGACCGGCAGGAAGTAAAGGACTTGGTGCCTTTTAACCATCTGCGTAATTCCCGCGCCGACAGCGGCATGAATTACTGGACGAACTCCGGCTTTGAGGTGGATGCGGAAAACGGCGTTTCCGGTACGGCTTCCTTCAAGGCAGAGGGCGTTTTGGGTATGACAAAAAGCCTGACACAGACGGTCTACCCGGCCAGCCGCCGGAGCTATACCTTTTCAGCGCAGATTGCCTCGGAGGATTTGCAGAAAGGCCCCAGCGGGCAGGTCGGCATCGAAGTAACCTTTGAATATGAGGACGGTTCCACGGAAACGCGGTTCATCGACCTCTTTTAATATAGAAGGGAGCGGCCTATGGCTTCTTTTTCGCAAACTGCCACCGACCTGTCCCCCAAGGGGTACGGGAGGCTGCGTTCCATCACCATCCGGCTTTGTATTACGGATTGCACCGGCAGGGTGTATTTTACCGACATTATGGTGCAGGGTGGCTCCATTGCTACCGGCTGGGTGGGCCATCCCAGCGAAATCCAGTGGACGCTGGACGGGTAAGGAGGCTGGCATGGCGGAATTTACTCGATTTTCAGAAACAATTTTGACAAAACAGGATCAGCGGGTGGTAAGCATCACCGTGAAGCCGATGATTTCTGATTGTACAGGCCGGATTTACTTCACCGACCTGATGGTACAGGAAGGCGACCGGCTCACAGGTTATGTGATAAATACAGAAACAATTCTGCAAAAATACCGGGAGGATGGCTCCATTGTTCCTCCCCGTTTCTACAACGGCGTGGTGCGCTCGGCGGAAACGGTGGTGCTATTCAACCTCGGCTCCGATACGGCGGGGCTGGACTGCTATCTCTACCCGGTGCAGGACATGGCGGCGGGCAGCATTTCCGTGGCTTTGGGCGCGGGCGCACACAAGGCAGCTTTCCCTGCTGCGGTAAGCGCCGGGGATGAGCTGGCCCTTCTGGCTTCTTCCCGGAAATGCCTGCTCAACGGAAGCCCCACGGAAAAGCGCGGCTTCTTTCAATACACGGCTGCCGGGGACAGCAAGCATCCGGTGACAGTAGAGGAGCATAAATCTGCCCGGCTGTTGTTTGAATTTCAGGAAATGCAGGAAGGCGGTGATCGGTTTTGAACCGGGACTATCTAAAAGGAAGGCGGTGCATGGTCTGGTCGTTCATGCAGAACGCTCGGATGTACGAGGCTTTGCGGGACTATGGCGACCGGCTGGATACGGTGGGGATTTTTACTTTTGAGGTGGATGCCACCGGGACGCTCTCGGAAACTGGCACAAGCATTTCCTCCATGATGACCTACATCAACAAGTGGCCGCACATTCACTGGATGCTGACCGTGATGAACCACGGGACAGCCAGTATTTTCACGGCTCTGCGCAATAACACAAACGGAGCAAAAGATAAGTTTTTAACCGAGCTGGTGCGCATCATGGAAAAATACCCGTGGTGTGCCGGAGTGGACATTGATTTGGAGCGCGGCGGCGGATATGAGAACCGGGAAGCGGCAAACTCCTTATTTCAGGCTATTTATCAGACGGTCAAAGCCTATGATTCCTCCAAACTCGTCAATATCTGCCTGCCCGGCATGACCGGCGTTCAGGGCAGTGTGGGCGGTGAAAACTGGTGCGTCTATGCCGACCTCAACCCGTACTGCGACACGGCTTCTATTATGTCTTACGGCATGGCGTGGGCAGGCAGCGCCCCCGGCCCCGTATCTCCCCGGAGCTGGTTGGAGGGCATTTACGATTACGCGGTCACGGCGATGTCCCCGGAAAAGATTTTCATGGGCCTGCCGGGATACGGCTGGAACTGGCAGATATACGACACCCCAGAGAACTTGGGCGAAACTTACCGAGGGATTTCCAACACCTACTATGCCGCCAAGCTCTGGATGACTGGCGGCTACAACTTTACCGGGGATGCGCCGCCCCAGCCCATGATCCCCATTATTGCCTATTGGGACGATGTAGATATGGTGCCGTGGGCGCTTCCGCAGGTATATGACTACATGGAAGGATGGGATGCTTCCTCAGTAACTTCGCCCCTGCAGCAGGAAGTCTATAACCGCAGGCGGTATCTGACCTGTTACGGGAAGGAGCAAAAGACCTCCTTCGGCACAATCTACATTGACCGTGGCGGCGGCACACCGGATTCCTACACCGGGCTTGCCACTGTGTCCGATTACATGACGGTTCTCGGTGAGGGCGCGACAGCAACCTTTCATTTTACGATTGAGCAGGCTGGCGCCTATGACATAGCGGTACGGCTTGCTTTTCCTTTTTGGGATAAAAACGCGCTGAATGTGGCTGTGGACGGAAGCTCAAAGACCTTTTCGGAGAGCCGCCTGTGGTGGCCATACTGGCGGCGCACCTGCTGGCTTTCCTTTGCTTCCGGCAGGAACCTCTCCGCAGGCAGCCATACGCTTACGATCAGCGGCGGCGTTCCCGGTGTACAGTTTTACGGTTTCCGGGTATGCAGCAGCTTTTCTGAGGAACCGTCTGCCGGAGAGGCGGCGTTTACCCTCTCACCCCGGCAGTTTCTGGATGTGAACGGCGATCCGGCCACACCGGACAAGGGCTTTAAGCTCACCTGTGAAATGCTCCGGCGAAAACCGGATTCGGCGCTGGTATGGTATGAGGACTTCCGGGATGATACCCCTCTGCCGGACAGCTACTGGACGACGCTCTCCGGGGAATGGTCGGTGTGGAGGGAAAGCTACACCACCGAGAACCGGCCATATTCCTTGCTGGAAGGCTCCGGCAAGCTGGCATGGAAATATGATGGATTCTCCGACCTGCATATCCGGGCGCGGGTGGGTTTTCCACAGAATGGCGGCGGACGGGCCGGGGTATTCCTTGGAAACCTGTTCTGCTGCTTAAACTACGATACTCAGCGGGTGGAGCTATACCAAGGCTCCACGCTTTTGGGGAGCTACTCCACCAGCTTTTCCAAGACCCCGGATGCGCAGCTCCACAGCGATCCGACCGTCTATACCATTGAGATGCGAAAGCGTGGAAATAGAGTCCGGGTGTATTCCGGTTCCAGCTACACCCTGCGGTTTACCGCAACGGTGAGCGCTACCTCCGGCTATGCGGGGATACAGGCGGACAATGAGATCGTCTGCGACCTGCTGCGGGCCGGTGATGCCTGGTCTTATGAACCCTATGAGTGTTTTGACGTGGTGTATCCGGACGGGGTGCGCACCAGCTTCGGGAGGATTGCCCGCTCTGGCGTGACGTGGGACGAGGAATTTCAGATTTTCTCAGTGAACAGCGACGTGGATGAAGGTTCCACCCGCAGCGAGGATATTTCCCTCGACTATGATTTCTTTCACTCCCACCTGCTGGAAATTTCCTGCGGGAATGATTACACAGCCAAGGTGATCCCACGGGATATAAACGTCTGGACTGCCCGGCTGTTCTTGGGCGATGCGGACGGCTTTTCGATTCTTTACTATCAGGACGTGGATTCGCTGGTATATTGGGCCAACGAGGCTGCTTACCGGTGGGGCCTGCGCGGCATTGCAATCTGGTCTTTAGGACAGGAGGATATGCGGCTGTGGGAGGTCATGCCGAAACAAATAGAATAAATCATGGGAACTGGCGACTGTCCTGCGGGGCGGCCGCTTTTTTCATACACAAAATCATTTCAGGAAACGGAGGTATCAACATGAAAGAACTTTGGAACACGGCGCAGGTGATCTTTGCGGCAATCGGAGGATGGCTGGGCTACTTCCTGGGCGGCTGCGACGGGCTGCTCATCGCCCTAGTGGTGTTCGTGGCGGTGGACTATCTCACTGGCGTGATATGCGCTGTCTCGGACAAGAAGTTGTCCAGCGAGGTGGGTTTTAAGGGCATCTGCCGGAAGGTGCTGATCTTTCTGCTGGTGGGGATCGCCAACATCGTGGATGTACAGGTTATCGGCACAGGCTCGGTGCTTCGCACGGCGGTCATTTTCTTTTATCTCTCCAACGAGGGCGTGAGCCTGCTGGAGAACGCGGCGCACCTGGGGCTTCCCGTGCCGGAAAAGATGAAGGACATCCTGGCGCAGCTCCATGACCGGGCGGAAAATACAGAAAGCGAGGGAAAATAACTATGGCTTACACAAACAGTTCACTGGTATCTTACACAAAACTCAGCCCGAACCACTCCGGGGAGAGGACGCACTCCATCGACCGCATCACGCCCCACTGTGTGGTAGGACAATGCTCTGTGGAAACACTGGGGAATATCTTCCTGCCGGTTTCCAAACAGGCAAGCTGCAACTATGGTATCGGCGAGGACGGCAGAATCGGAATGTATGTAGAGGAAAAGAACCGCTCCTGGTGTTCCTCTTCCAATGCAAACGACCAGAGGGCGGTCACCATTGAGTGCGCGTCCGATACGACCGAGCCGTATGCCTTCAAGGATGTGGTCTACCAAAAGCTGATCACGCTCTGCGCGGATATCTGCAAGCGAAACGGCAAGAAAAAGCTCCTGTGGCTGGGAGACAAGGACAAGACGCTCTCTTATGAGCCAAAATCGGATGAGATGGTTCTGACCGTCCACCGCTGGTTTGCCAACAAGTCCTGTCCGGGAAACTGGATGTATGCCCGGATGGGCGATCTTGCGGAAAAGGTCACGGCGCAGCTTGGCGGCGGGATATCCGGGAACACAGAGACGGAGCATCCCGAAAAGCTGACAGAGGGCTATTACCGTGTCCGCAAGACATGGGCGGACAGTAAGACGCAGAAAGGCGCTTACAAGATTCTCTCTAACGCCAAGAGGTGCGCCGACAGCAACCCAGGCTACAGCGTGTTTGACGATAACGGGGTCAATATCTACTCGCCGGGCGGGCCTGCTTCTGCGCCGTCCGAAGATGTGCCATTTCTTGTCCAGGTCAGCATTTCTGACCTGAATATCCGCAAAGGGCCGGGAACGGACTATGCCAAGACCGGTAAGTTTACAGGAAAAGGCGTATTTACCATCATGGAGGTCAAATCCGGGCAGGGTTCCACGGCTGGCTGGGGCCGGCTGAAATCCGGCGCGGGATGGATCTCGCTTGACTACGCAGCCAAAATCAAATAACTTAACCTGCTGAAAGCCCATCGAGCCATAACGGTTCGGTGGGCGTATTTTTTTCGGCCAAAATAGGCTTCTATGTCCAGATGGGTCATTGAGGGAAACCCTCGGAACGGAGGAACCACAATGACAAATCAGCAAAAAGAACAGATTACCGCCCTGCGCTCACAGGGATATGGATACGCCACCATCGCCAAGGCGGTGGGACTGAAGAAAGATACCGTTGTCGCGTTCTGCCGTAAGATGGGAATGACCGGCACGAAGGCTGCAGATAACAGACGCATTGAACTGGACGCCGGATTCTGCCTGCAGTGCGGCGCTTTGCTTACGCAGACTCCCGGAAGAAAGCGAGTCAAGTTCTGCTCGGATAACTGCCGTACCGCCTGGTGGAATGCACACCCGGAAAAGGTCAACCGCAGAGCCATATACCACTTCACCTGCGCTCACTGCGGAAAGCCCTTCACTGCCTACGGCAACGCAAAAAGAAAATACTGCTCTCACGCCTGCTATATCGCAGACCGCTACAAAGGCGGTGACGGGCATGAGTGAGGATAAATTCCGCTCTGAAATGAGCTACCTTGCCGCCCTTTCCATCGCAAAGAATCTCAGGGAAAAGGGGCTTCTGAGCGAGGAGGAATATGCCGTAATTGATACAAATCTGCGGGCCGAGTTCTCGCCGTCTTTGGGTACATTATTATCGGAAAACGACTTGATATAATTGGCTTTCAGAGTGATATATAGTGTCGGAAAGGAGTGATTTCATGCGGATTGTAAATAAAATCGAAGCGAAAACACCGCAGATGCCGCGCCGCAAAAGGGTCGCTGCCTACGCAAGAGTCTCAATGGAGTCCGAGCGGCTGCAGCACTCCCTTTCGGCACAGGTCAGCTTTTACAGCAGTTTGATACAGAGCAACCCCGCCTGGGAATATGTGGGCGTATACGCCGACAACGGAATAACCGGCACCAAAGCCGAAGCCCGCGAAGAGTTCAATCGGATGATTGCCGACTGCGAAGCCGGAAAAATCGACATTGTTCTGACAAAGAGTATCTCCCGTTTCGCGCGCAACACCGTTGACCTGTTGAATACAGTGCGCAGGCTCAAGGAACTGGGCGTTTCCGTGCAATTTGAAAAGGAGCGCATCGACTCCCTCACCGAGGACGGTGAGTTGATGCTGACCCTTTTAGCATCCTTTGCCCAGGAGGAGATACGCAGCCTGTCGGACAACGTCAAATGGGGTACCCGGAAACGATTTGAAAAAGGTATTCCCAATGGTCGCTTTCAAATCTACGGGTACCGCTGGGAGGGCGATCATCTGGTTGTCCATGAGGAGGAGGCAAAGATCGTTCGGCTCATCTACGACAATTACATGAATGGTTTATCAGCGGAAACCACAGAGAAGCAGCTTGCCGAGATGGGTGTGAAATCCTATAAGGGCCAGCACTTCGGCAATACCTCTATCAGACAGATCCTCGGCAACATCACTTATACGGGCAACCTTCTGTTCCAGAAGGAATATGTGCAGGACCCCATCAGCAAGAAAAGCAAAATTAACCGTGGGGAGCTGCCGCAGTATTTCGTGAAGAACACCCACGAAGCCATCATCCCGATGGAGGTCTACCAGGCGGTGCAGACCGAGAAAGCGCGCCGCCGGGAGCTTGGGGCTTTGGCAAACTGGAGCATCAATACCTCCTGCTTTACCAGCAAAATCAAGTGCGGTCGGTGCGGAAAGAGCTATCAGCGCTCCAACCGCAAGGGACGAAAAGATCCTGACGCTAACTACACCATCTGGGTCTGCGGGACTCGAAGAAAAACCGGGAATGCCAAGTGCCAAAACAAGGACATCCCAGAACAGATACTCAAGGAAGCCTGCGCTGTGGTCATGGGACTGGATACGTTTGATGAGATCATCTTTTCAGAGCAGATCGACCGCATTGAGATCCCTGCTCCGAATGAGATGATTTTCTATTTTAAGGATGGCCACATTGTACCGCACCACTGGGAATCCACCATGCGGAAGGACTGCTGGACGGATGAGCGCAGAGCCGCCAAGGGACGGTATGTGCAGGAGCATCAGCTCGGCCCCAACACTTCCTGCTTTACCAGCCGCATTCGCTGCGACAGCTGCGGCGAGAACTACCGCAGGCAGCGTTCACGGCACAAAGATGGCAGCTTTGATTCCGTATGGCGATGTGCGTCAGGCGGAAAATGCCAAAGCCCCAGCATCAAGGAAGATGCCCTCAAAAACCTCTGTGCGGACGCTATGGGTCTGGAGGAATTTAGTGAGACGGTTTTCCGTGAGCAGATTGTCTGCATTCACATCACGGCTCCATATCAGCTTTCCATCCGCTTCTTTGACGGGCATACCTTCGAGACGGCATGGGAAAACAAGCGGAAGATGCCCCGGCATACAGAGGAGCGAAAACAGCATATGCGAGAAGTAATGATACAGAGATGGAGGGAAAAACGTGGCGAAAGTAACGACAATACCGGCGACGATAAGCCGATTCACGGCAACGCCGATCAATGAAAAGAAAAAGCGCCGCACCGCCGCCTACGCCCGTGTTTCCACGGACAGCGAGGAGCAGCTCACCAGCTACAGCGCCCAGGTGGACTATTACACCAACTATATCAAAAGCCGGGACGATTGGGAGTTTGTTTCCGTGTATACGGACGAGGGCATAACGGGTACGAATACCAAGCACCGCGAGGGATTCAAACGCATGGTGGCGGATGCACTGGCTGGCAAGATAGACCTCATCGTCACCAAATCGGTCAGCCGCTTTGCCCGAAATACGGTAGACAGCCTGACCACGGTGCGCCAGCTCAAGGAAAAAGGCGTGGAGATCTATTTTGAGAAAGAAAACATCTGGACCTTGGACAGCAAGGGCGAACTGCTCATCACCATCATGTCCTCACTGGCGCAGGAGGAAAGCCGCAGCATTTCAGAGAACTGTACCTGGGGACAGAGAAAACGGTTTGCTGACGGGAAGGTCACCGTGCCATTCAAACGGTTTCTCGGCTATGATCGGGGACCCGATGGCAATCTGGTTTTGAATAAGGACGAAGCGGTTATCATCCGCCGCATTTACAGTATGTTCCTGCAAGGCATGACGCCGCACGGCATTGCCGCCAGGCTAACCGCTGACGGCATTAAATCGCCGGGCGGCAAGGATAAATGGAACGCCGGAGCGGTTCGGAGTATCCTCACTAACGAAAAATATAAGGGTGATGCACTTCTTCAGAAAAGCTATACGGTTGATTTCCTCACCAAAAAGAAAAAGGTCAACGAGGGCGAAATTCCGCAGTATTATGTGGAGGGCAACCACGAAGCCATCATTTCCCCAGAGGTATTCGAGATGGTTCAGCAGGAAATGGAACGGCGCAGCAAGCGCGGTAGACGAAGCGGTGTCCACCTTTTCTCCGGCAAAATTCGCTGTGGCGAATGCGGAAGCTGGTACGGCTCCAAAACCTGGCACTCCAATGATAAGTACAAAAAGATCATCTGGCAGTGCAATCACAAATTTGATGGCGACCACAAATGCACCACACCACACCTTACAAATGAAGATATCCACCGCTACTTTATTTCGGCAGTCAACCAGCTTCTTGCCCAGAAGGATACCATCATCGCATCCTTGACCGGCGGCTTGGCCCTTGCCTTTGACCTCACGCCTCTGCAAGCCCAAGAAACTGCACTGATTGAGGAAGTACAGATGCTTGCCGATGCGGTTGAAAAGTGCATCTACGAAAATGCTCATGTGGCCCTTGACCAGACAGAATACCAGAAACGCTATGACGGACTGGTCCACCGCTACGATGAAGCTAAAGTCAAACTGGGTGCCATCACCGAGCAGATCGCCGATAAAAAGGCACGGAGAGGCACTATTGAGGAGTTCCTCAAGGTTCTCCGGGAGCAGGACGGACTGGTCACCGATTTTCAAACAAACCTCTGGTGCGGACTGGTGGATTTTATGACCGTCTACTCCGCAGACGATGTGCGGATCACCTTCAAAAACGGTGCGGAAATAAAGGCATAAGCACCTACGCAAAAACACCTCGCAACGAGAGCATCATTCTCCAGCTGCGAGGTGTCTTTTGCTATTGATTAGTCATCCCAAAACATTCTGCTGGGAAGAAAATAGGTTTCAAATTTCCTGGAAAGTCCTAGAATTCCAAATACATCTTTAAGTCTTTTTTTATCGTCTTCACTATAATAATAAATAATCCATTTTGATGTTGGCTTTATTTCTTCAGCAATTCGCAAGAGATAAGGAGTGTCTACATTCCCAAACGACAAACCTATGGATACTACTTGCTCTATATCTTTTAGACTTGAAAAAAACGATTCATTTCTCGATATAATTGCATCCGTGTCTTTATATAATGACGAGCAAAATTTTGCTATCGCGGAGCATATACTTTCTTCCCATTCTACGAACTCTTCACTTGCACACTGTGCTCTTCGTTTGTAATAATCTATAATAAATTTATTTCCATGCCCCATGATGGGTGGTATTGCAGAGCATGATGGTACTCCTCCATGCAAGTGAAGAACTGTTTTTACCCCATATACCCGCTCTAGGACATCTGTATAATTAAAATTAATGAAAATATCAGAACAATTTCCTATGAAACTCTTTTTAATGGGGCACACACCTGATGTATCTATAGACTCTAACCACTCAAGTACATATTTCTGTAAATCTGAAGAAAACCCATACTGTTCCTTCCAGTGAAGATCCAGAGTATATTTTATACCTTCTTCTGGCATTTGCTCTGCAAGGGAACTTGCCATATCGTGCATTCCTTCTACATCTGGGTTACCCATTTCTTCCTCAAATGTTTGCCATAAATCTTTTAGCACTGATTTTTTCCATCTTTCTTGTGCCGCTTCAGTGTACCAAGGCTCTGTATCATCTAAAGGCTGAATGTTATACATAGCCTCAAAATCCGTTAGAAATGACTCATGATGCGTTTCTAAGAAACTTCTGAACTCAGAATATGGAGTTCTAATACCATGCTGTATGTCGAAACCGTTTCCTACCAAATACAATGTTTTCATGTTATTCCTCCTATTTGAACGGCAATATAAAAATAGCCGGGATGCCCCGGTCTGTCAACACACCCCAAGAGCAGATTTTACACCGCAAGGGCACACTTTTTAATTTTACCCATACCTTGTATCAAACTCGGTATGATTATTTCTAAAATGTTTCCCTGTTTAAATCCCATATCCGAAAGCGTCTTATATATTCCGTCAATTACGGTTTTCGGTGTATAAAAGCTCGTTAAAGTAGATTCTCTTGCAGCTTCGTATTCTGCATGTGATAAGTTCTCATTTAGAAAAGCCCTTGCTTCTTTCCACTGACCTTCCTTGCTTTCATCAAAGACTTCGGAAAGTCCGCCCCAGCCTACATACCTTGCTAAAACTTCCTGAGCTGTACTGTCAAGCTCTCTTTGTCCGCTCTCCACTCTGTTAAGCATGGAAATTGCTTCAAGGTTATTATTTAACCTTTCGCTTGGACTTAACTTTTCAGGGAGCGTTTCTTCTGTAATTTTAAAGTTATGAGCTTCCGCTTTCCTTATTTGAGTTTCCTCAGTAGTCTGCTCTGGCTGTTTATATGTCAGGTTTTCAAATACCCTCTCAAGGTCGCTTTCCAGACGATAAGGAATGACATCGAAGCTTGTTATCATCCCGCCAAAATACTCGGTGTTGTCCTTCACCGTTACCGTATTTAGGTTCTTTCTCATATCATCAAAGCGTGTTATGGTATGGTTTTTGTCCTTGTATTTAACTTCATCACCGACAATAAAGTTCGGTCTTTCAAGACTTATTTTATTCAGCAAGTCCTCATTATCTGTAAAGTCTACAATCGGAATTTGATGGTTTCCACTTCTTACCGGATCAAGCCACAAATCATATCTTCCTGTGATTTCATTTTTAGAAATTTCTCTGACTTTATATTCTTCATGATTAAAATAGACGGTATCGCCTGCTTTAACTGCAAACTCTTCTAAAAGGCTGTCCTCTTTTTCATTCAGTTCTACTTCTTCTCTTTCTTTGAGGTAATCAAATAAGGTAGCTTGAACTGTGCCACGCTTTGTAGCTTCTTCTGTTTCTTCAGGTGCTTCAAGCTCTACTTTATCTTCAAAGCTAAGTTCTCCATTAAAGACAAACTGAAGCTCCTGCTCATCCATTTGTTTTATAAGCTCTATATCTTTAAGTTCTCTAAAGGTCTTTGGAAAATCCTCTAAAATGAGCCTCTGGGCATTTAATTCTTTCAGTTCCTCAAGGTTAAAATATCCCCATTCAGGCTCTATTCCAAGAACAAGTCCAAAGGCATCACCGCTTTCCCTGTCATACTCCGTCATATACCAAGTCCAATTTGAACGAAAAGGAATAATATATGCTGCATGAACCTGCTTATCCGCTAAATCTACATCCTCCTGTGCGTAAATCTCTGGCACTCTTTCAAGAATTTCATCAGGCATTAGATTTCCAGGATCATTTTTAGAATAATATTGCGGTTCTTTTACTTCTTCTATCTCTGCCGTACTTTCTGTTTCCTTTTCCTCAAAATAAAGTTTTTTAGAAAGCAGCTCATCAATATGCTTTGCAACACTTGTCCAAGTAAGGAACACATCATTACAATCATTCTTCTGTAATTTAAAACCCTTTGCATCGTGCCATTCATCACTTCCCATTGCACCTGACACAACGTGAGAATGTCCTCCGATTCCATATTCATCTTTTAGGAAATTGGCTTTTTCCTGCAAAGTATGATTTTCTTTAAAAAACTTGGTGATTCGTTCTTTTCCTCTATCAACGCCGCTTCCTCTTGAAAGGCTTTCAAGGACTTCATCTTCTGTAATAAAGAGCTTTACCTTCGGAAGTTCTGTCAGATTGGTACTATATTCCTTTCGTTGCAGCTCAAGTTCTTGCAACTTCTGATAAAGACTATCTACCTTGTGATAATGATACCTTAATACATTTCTGCTTTCTTTGTATCCTTCTAAAAACCTGCTATATTCTTTGATTGTTTCTTTCAGATATTCAGGATTTTTTAATGCTTCAGATAATCTTTTCGTTTCTTGCGGAAAGCCACCACCTCTTTCAAAAGAGTTGAAATATCCTTGCTCTATTCCTTCTTCGCTTAAATCGTGCGTTAGATACCATAAGGATTCTGAAATTCTATCCCTTTCATAGTCCTGTGCCTCTAAAAGTTCTACATTTGTAGCAAACTCACCTCTGTCAAGAAGTTCATTTATCCTACTTGCTGCATCACTCCAACTTAAAATTTGTGTATTATCCTCTCTTGCCGATGTTCCATAAGCTAAATGAATACCTTTATCCGAATACCAGGAAGATACTTCTCTTTCATCAATGTAAAATCCGTTTCCGCCTTTAAAGGTATCTTTGAGGTATTCTCCCAATTCTTCTATGCTCTTGCCTTTTGAAAACTCAGCAATAACAGGAAGCCTACCGCCATCATGATTTCCTCCGTTAATAAGGACGGTATCTATATCCTTCTCAGTTAGCGGAATAGTAAGGCTTATCTGTCCATAAGAATTTTCGGGTAAAGAAAAAGAAGCCTTTTCAGCTTCTATTATCCCTTTATCCGTATTGTCTTTTAAATCTCCACTACTTCCTTGATGGTCATTTCTTTGAGAGCTGAAATCATCGCCCCATACTGCGGATTGTTCTCGTCCTCTATCTTCCAAGCTGCTATCAACTTTGGCTTCTCTGCTCTCATAAACTCTACTGCCTGTTTCTGAATATCCATCAGGTGTCCTGTCAGCTTCTTCTCCTTGTATAGATCCAAAAGCATCTCGAAGTGGCTCTGCTCCTCGCTCTGTGAAAGGTAATTCAGCCTCATCACTGCGTAGGTCGGATTCGGATACTTCCTTATAAAGTCCGTCTGTTCCTCCAAGCTGTTTAGCGTATTCTCCCTGATTTTTTCTATTATCTCGTCCGTACTCTCCATTTCGGAGAACTCGCTCGTTTTCATTTCTTTCCTGATCATCTCGTCGAAATACATTTTCTTCTACCTCCTCTAATTCTTCTTTAATTTTATTATATCCCGCTTCTTTTCCTATTAAAACTTCTTTTTGAAGCTCAAGCTCTTTGCTTTTTTGAATGGTTTCATCAATAATCTTTCCGCTAATATCCGATACACTTTCACCAAGGCTCATTAAGGATATGCTGTCAAATCTTTGAAAATTTTCTCTTAAAAGCTCATAATCCATCGGATAATCTAACTTAAATCTTGAAGCTACCGCATAGCTTACCGAGTCCCTTACAAACTTGGTAAATGATATTCTATCCTCATCCGCTACTCTAAGTTCATTCATTAAGGTATCTATTTTTTCATCACCGTAGAGTCTGCTTAAAGAAAAGATGTTTTCAAGTGTGCTTTCACTTTCCTCATAGCCCTCGCTTTTTATCATTTCCTTTAAGACATCTTGATGGGCTTCTTTATCAAATCTCCAAAGATTGACCTCGTTGACATCCCTGTTTTTTGAAACTGTCTGGCTTATATCAAAGATATAGTCCACCTTTTTATATGTGCCGTAATCCTCTAAAATTGGTATCCCTTTCTGCCCTCGCATAACCGTTCGGTTAAAGCGTTCCCTCCAGTAGTCGAACTTGGCACAGGCTGTCGCTTCAGGATTTTTATCATATATACTTAATTGACTTCTAAAATCATACCTTTGATTGTTTCCGACAACTTTTAGGAGCTTTAGATATTCTGCTTCATTATACAAAACATCTTGTTTTATTAGCTCCAAAATGTTATGAAAATCATTTATTCGCATTTTTACCTCCTTCTTTTTTCAAACAAAAAAGGCGGTTAGATTTTACTCTAATCACCTTCGCTATATACCAAATATTATTACTCTATTTCAATTTTTTAATTGATTCACTTTCAGATAGTATCTTCATTTGTTCAATAGCTATTGCATTTAATTTTTCCAATCTTTCAGATTGGCTCATGCCTTCATTTATAAATACCGCATTAAGATTCTCAAGATTAGAAAGGCAGACAAGCTGTGATATATCCGCATAATCTCTAATATTGCCTTTTAAATCCGGATTTTCATCACGCCACTCCTTAGCTGTTATTCCAAATAGAGAAACATTAAGAATATCCGCTTCACTTGCATAAATAAAATTGATTTTTTCTTTTGAAAGTTTATCCGGTACAAGTTTGTTTTTAATGGCATCTGTGTGAATTCTATAATTGATTTTTGCCAAATTTCTCTTAATATCCCATCCTAACTTCTTTTGTTCTTCTTCCTTTAGGCGTTCAAATTCCTTGATTAAATATAATTTAAAGTATGGCGATACCCAAGAAGCAAACTCAAACGCTATATCTTTATGAGCATAAGTTCCACCATATCTTCCTGCTCTCGCAACGATACCGATAGAATTAGTTTTTTCCACCCATTGCTTGACCGATAATATAAAACGGTTAAATCCTGCTTCATTTTTAATTCCCTCGAATTCGGGGGAATTAAAATTCGTGTTATACATTTCTTCCCAAATACCTAAAAACTCTATTGTATTCTTGTTTCTGAGCCACTTTTCAATCAAAGCAGAACCGTTCTCAATATTTCTAACCATATCCGTTAAAGAAATATAATCTCTATTGTCTATGGCAATAATGCTGATTTCTGAACCTTCAACATTTATTTTAGACATATAATCACCTCTCAATCATTAAATTGATTACTTTGCATTATAGCATTTTTAGAGCATTTTTTCCACGCTGAAATTAGTGCTGTCTTACTTGCGATATGTCAAAACCGCTTCTTTTATCTCATTTTCAATCGCATCTAAAAATTCTTTCTTAGAGGATTTACCCTGAGCAATATCAGATAATTCCATTTCCCACTTTGCTGTCGTTTCTGCCGACTTAAAGGTATCTGCTACAATCGTTACAAGGCTGATTCCTTTATGCGTTGCAATTAGATTCTTCTTATCTCTTTCGACAAATCTCTTAAAGATTAGATTTTCAATAATTCCTGCCCTTGTTGCCGGAGTGCCAAGACCTTTTCTTTCCACCTCTACACCTTTTTCTAAGGCATCATTTCCCGCAATCTCCATAGACTTTAAGAGCGTATCTTCAGTAAAGTGTTTCGGAGGTTGGGTAAATTTTTCTTTAACCTCTTTATTTTCAACGCTCAAAACATCACCAACACTTACATCGGGCAATACAGCATCTTCACTCTTTTTTGATTTGTATTCTTTAAGGTATTTGCTAAAGCCTTCATCCTTAATTACCTTACCTGAACTTGTAAATTCAAAACCGTCAAATGAAGCTACAATCTTTGTTGTATTTTCAATAAGCGGATAGCCTACACTTGCATGAAATTTATCGGATATAAGGAAGTAAACTTTTGCTTCACTTAAAGGTAATTCAGAAACATCTTCTTTTACTGAACTGATTGTCGGTATGATTGCATGATGGTCCGTAACCTTTTTAGAGTTAAATACTACCTTGATACGCTCTGTATCAAAGTCATTTTTACCCAAAATGTTGTTGACTGTACTCACAATCATATCCTCTGTTAAACATCTGCTGTCTGTTCTGGGGTAAGTAATCAGTTTCTTTTCATACAGGCTTTGAGTATAGTCAAGTGTCTGCTTGGCACTATATCCAAAATATTTATTGCACTCCCTTTGAAGCGTAGTTAGGTCAAAAGGTAAATCAGGCTTTGTAATTTTTTCTTTTTGAATAACATCAGTAATTTCAATCTTATCGCCTACTAAACTTATAAGCTGTTCAGCAGCAACTTCATCATCAATTCTGTCTGTGGAGAGTGTAAATCCATTCATAGAAAGCTCTACTGTGTAATATTTTTCTTTCTGATAATTTGCTATCTCATCATCTCTTTTTACAATCATGGCAAGGGTAGGTGTCTGCACTCTGCCAACACTGTAATTTTGCTGATACAGACAAGAGTAGAGCCTACTAATATTCATTCCGACTAACCAATCCGCAATAGCTCTTGCCTGTGCCGATTCAAAGAGATTATCATAGTCTTTTCCGTCTGTTAGGTTATCAAAACCCTCTTTAATGGCACTATCTTCCATTGAAGAAATCCAAAGGCGTTTCATCTTCTTTTTACAATTCACTTGATTATATACAAGTCTAAAAATACTTTCTCCCTCACGCCCTGCATCGCACGCATTGATAACCGTATCAACCTCCTTATCATTCATCAGCTTTTTAAGGATGTTAAACTGCTTCTTGGTTGCCTTTGCTACTTCATACTTGTAGTCGCTCGGAATAATCGGTAAATCAGCCATATTCCACTTGGCGTACTTTTCATCATAAGCATCCGGATTTGCCATTTGAATTAGGTGTCCAACGCACCAGCTCACCCTATATCCGTTTCCTTCATAATATCCGTCTTTCTTTTTATTTGCTCCAATAACCTTTGCAATGGAGATTGCAACACTCGGCTTTTCTGCAATAACTAACTTCATCTGTGTTTTCCTCCTGTTATAAATCAAAATAGGGCGAAAGATGTTACTCTCCCGCCCTAACTTTGCACCCAAAATAATATGTTTTTAGGTGCGTTTATTCTTCATCTTCTACTTCATCTGCATCATTTATTTCTTCCTCGCTTTCAGATTCAGAAAAGAAATCATCATCTTCCTCCTCTAAGGCTTCAAGTTCTTTATCTTCTTTCTTTTTCACAACCTTAAAATAGTAGCCTGCTCCTAATGCACCACCTACTACAAGAAGCAAAATAATATAGGTTCCTAAATTACTCTTTTCGTCCTTCTTCTCAGGCTTTACTTCTTCCTTAACAGGTTCTTCTTTTACTACTTCCTGCTTTGGTGCTTCTTTTTTCTCCACCATGTTAAGCAAATCATCTTCAGATACTTCCGTAAGAAGCATTACATTCTCACTATCTTCATCATGATTGATGATTAAATGAAAAGTCTTACCGTTTTTCGTTTGAAAGGTAATAAACTGCCTTGCATCTGCCGAATACTGATCCGTTTCTTTGTTATCGCTGCTATCTCCATGATGAATCGGATACTCCTTATTTGCATTATCTTTATTCTCCGTAACGGATGCTCTCGCCTTTGACGGAGATGAAGCTACTCCCTTGTTGGTGTTTACACTCTTACTTGCAGACCCCATTGATGAATCCTGACTGTTATTCGCAGGAGCTTTTGCCGTCAACTTATTGGGATAGCGAACTTCCTTTTCTTTCTCCTTTACTTCCGTTTTGCCTTTACCGGTATCCTTTGTAGTATTACCTGAGCTTACCGAATCCGATGAGCCTTTACCGGTACTACTTACAGAAGTCTGTGGTGTTTGAGGAGAAATACCTGAACTTGTCTTAATTCCGGAAATAGGACTAATCGGTGTAACTGATTGTGATGTTACAGGAGCTTTATTTGTTTCAGTTGCCTTTTTCTCAAGCTCTTTCACCTTTTCCGTCAGCTTATCTATTTCCTTTTTCATATCTTCTGATAAGTCCTTATTTCCCTTATCTTTCTTCATTTTTTCTTTCAGGCTATCAATTTCATCTTCAAGGTCTTTAATTTTATTCTTTTGCTTATCACTTAATTTGTCTTTGTCCTTAAGTTCGCAATTTAACTTATCAAGTTTATCCTGAAGCTCTTTTGCCTCTTTTTCTATTTTTGAAATATCGTCTTTAGAAAGCTCTGTCTGCGTTCCCTTATCTTCTGTCTGAGTGCATTCATCCTGCTTTGGCTTTTCTTCTTCCGTCTGCGTTTCCTTATCCTTAACCTCCATCTTTGCTACCTTACGGATAATCTCATCTTTTCCATCTCCCTTTACCTCATAAAACAGAAATTCATCAATGAATTTCATATCATCTGGGAGCATTGGAAGATCTCCGCTATCAATAAGTTGTCCTTTCTCAGCCTTTATCTTTTCTTCCTTAAAGACCTTTTCATCTTCAAAGATATACCTTACATTTACTTCAACTTCCGTTTGAACAGCTTCGTTTTTTGTTGGAGCTTCAGATTTTTGCTCCTGTGCATAAACAACCGTCCAAAGACCTAAAATACAACTAATACTTACAATTACCGCAAGTGCTACCGTCCAAAACTTATTATTCTTTTTCAAACTGGTTTTCATTTGTTTTCTCCTTTTTCATTTCTGCTTTTTGTCTGTTTACCTTTGCTATCAAATCGCTGATTGTGATGTTGTTCTTTCTGCAAATGGCAATGATTTCTTCATTTTCAAGCTCTTCTTCACGAATGAATAAAGGCTCCAATTCTTCATCAATCAGAGCCTTTTTATCCTTTAACTTCTTTATTCTGTTTTTTACTGTTGTAAGTTCCTTTTTCAAATTGTTACCTCCTATTTCTTTACATTTGGCGGAAAACCGAATCCTACGGGATGGTGCTTACAAAATGTTGCTATCCAATCATCTAAGGTAGTTACTCTTATTCGACCGATGTTATCAATCACTTTTCCATCTCCAATGTAAATACCTACATGACCATAGGTAAGCCCTGCACTGCTTCCGCTACTGCTGCTTTCAACTGCCACAAGCATTCCCACTTTTAGCTTTGACCTGTCTGATGTAAAGGTATAGTTTCGGTACATATCACAGGCATTCCCGCCTATATATCCAAGTCCTGCATTTTGATAGACCTGTGATACCCACATGGCACACCAGCCTGCACCCGGAGATGGCGTAATGTATGCAGCATTAACAATCTTCTTTTGTACTTCCGTAGATGCCTCATACTCTTTTCCACCGCCGATACCTCCATTTGCACTGATAAGGTCAGAATTACCAAAGGCTTCTCTCATATTGCCTTGTGCAAGGAACAAGGCTTCATAGTGCTTTAGATTATCGGGATAGTTTGCAAAGACCTTTCGGATAATACTGTCCATCTCTTTTTTATGAAGCGTTACGATGAGTTTTTTATACTCATAAGGTTCTTCGTGGCTTTCGGTATATTCATTGCCATCTTCATCGGTATAGGTTTCCGTAACCGTCCTGTATCTGATTTCAATTTCTTCCCTATACTCAAGGTCATACATGGACTCAAATAATTCTTTTAATATGGATTCTACTTCCGATACACTCTTTACCTCTCCGCACCTTGATGTAATGTAGGATAAAAGCTCATGGACATTATGACCGATGTATTCTGTATTATTTAAGATATATTCATCATATCCAGGATAATTTTCTTTCACATAGTCAACTTCACTTTGAAGCTCACCCTCCATATCTGAAAATTTCTGATTGATTTCACTTAGGACATTTGGCTTTGATAAATAGCTTGTTGTAAGCACAGAGCTTGTAGAGTTCATAAAGCCTGTCATTCCCGTTCCTGCAAAGTTAATCACAAAAGTCCCTAAGATAATGATACCTATGAAAATAAGCATTAGTCCTTTTGCTTTTCGGATAATCATATCCTTTGAGCTTTTCAGTGTTCCGATAAGTCCCTCTTTAATTCGATCTCTAAGCCTTGACTTATTCTCACGAGAAATTGCTGCCTTTACCTGATTTTTCTTTTGAAATCTTTTATATGCACTTGCTCTTTTATACTCATCCGTCTTTTTCAGTTCCTTTTTGGCATCACGAAATTCCAACTTTGACTTACGCTTTCTGATTTTATAGTCCTTATTTGTAAGGTCATAGCCTCTTTTAGCTCTTTTCTTATCAGAGTACTTCTTTATGCCATGAATGAGCTTGGAGCTTGTATCTGCTGTCTTTTCTCCTGCTTCCACTCCTTGATTTTCATCACTTCCATGAGACAAGTAATCTCTTACAGTTTCACTTCCTTTAGCAAGTCCTGAAAGGGCAGATACCTTTACCATGTCTTTTTTTAGCTTTTTCTTTTGGTCTTTTGATAGGCTGCTATAAACTTTTCCGCTGACAGCATCTTTTCCCGCCTTTTTATCATCAGCCTTATTTCCCTTTGGTGCATCGTCCTTTTTCCTTGTATAAAGGCTTTCAGAATAGTTCTTCCTCTTGTACCTGCTTTTTTGAGTCTTATGATTTTTAAAGGAATTTTCTAATGATTTTTCTTTATGGGAAAGATTATCCTCCACATCATAGGTCGATTCAAAATAGTTGCTGTCTCTAAAGTCATTATCGTATCTGTCTATAATCCCGTCATTATCAAGGTCTTTTCCTAAAGGATCATAGATTTTTCCATCCTTAACCTCCGTAATATAATCTGATCTTCCCGTTTCAATTGCGGAATTTACGTCTCCCTTATCTGAAGTTCTATATTTTTCGTTTCTCTTGGATGTTCCATAAGACTTTTCATTATCAGCACTTACCTTACTTGTTTTTTCATGCACTTTATCCTGAAACCGTTCTTTCTCATGAACGATTTTACCTCTGTAATCATCGTTATGTTTTAGCTTACTTTCTTCAGGTATCGTATCTGTTTTACTATGAAACATCTCTCTTTCAAGGCTTGCCTTATGCCTTTCCTTAAAATCCTTTTTCAGCTTCTTTCCCATAGGCTACCTCACTTCTTCCGGCTTGGTAGTCATCTTCTGATATAAAATTGTATCTTTCGGAAACTTATCAATGAAAGGCACAATGGTATTTCCAAAGAATAAGAGTCCCTCACCTTCATTTGAATTAGTAACATATCTGAGCTGTGGAAGTGAGATTTTAAGTTTTCTTGCAAGTATCTCCCTATCTCCTGATGCTTGATTAAGCATTAAGACAAAGTCTGTATTGTCAAAGATATTTTCTATCTCCTTACTCATAAGTAGGTCTTTGACATTCTGCGTAATACCTGTTGGAATACCTCCCCATTTACGAAATCTTTTCCAAATCTCTACGGAATAGGATGCTGTCTGCTCATCTTTTAAAAGCAAATGGAACTCGTCGATATAGTACCTTGTAGCCTTGTTTCCTCTGTTTTGTGACACCTTATTCCACACCTGATCCTGAATAACAAGCATACCGATTTTCTTTAATTGACTTCCAAGCTCCTTAATATCAAAACAAAGGAGCTTCTTATTTAAATCCACATTTGACCTGTGATTAAAGACATTGAGAGACCCCGATACATAGATTTCCATCTCTGTTGCCAGCTTCTTACCGACCTTTTCTTCCTGCCCTTTTAACATATCGTATAGGTCTTGAAGTATCGGCATATTGTCAGGAGTAGGATGTTCAAAATACTTTTCATAGATTTTAGGAAGGCACCTATCTATAACGGACTTTTCTTCTGCTGTAAGACCACTACCGCCTACTACAAGCTCAAGCATACTCATGATAAAGTTTGCCTTGTCTTTCAGCGGTGCATCCCCATCACCGTAGTTCATGTTTATATCAAGAGGATTCAGGTAATCCTTCGACTTACTGCTGACCTTAATGACTTCTCCCTTAAACTGCCTTACGAGGTTTCCATACTCTCCTTCCGGATCGCAGATAATCACATCATCATCTGTTACTAAAATCGCATTTGCCATTTCTCTTTTGGCACTAAAGGACTTACCGCTGCCCGGAGTTCCGAGGATTAGACCGTTTGGGTTCTTTAATTTCTTTCTATCTGCCATAATCAGGTTATGGCTTAGGGCATTTAGTCCGTAGTAAAGACTATTACTTGAATTGATAAAAAGCTCCTCTGTGGTAAATGGCATAAATACTGCCGTTGATGAGCTTGTCAATCCTCTATCTATTTCAATCTTATTTACACCAAGAGGCAGCACGCTCACTAAACCTTGTTCCTGAGAATGGTCAAGTCTTTTCAGCTTACAGTTATGCTTATTTGCAATGGAGCTTATTTGAGCAATTGTGTTATCGAGCTTTTGCACTGTCCTTGCAAAGTTCATAAAGACGATACTTACCACAAACATTCGCTCATCTCTTGTCTGCAAGTCTTTTAAGAGGCTCTTTACATCCTCACCATAGGTAATTAAGTCCGATGGAAGAATGTCCATATCATAACCGCTTCTTACCGCCTTCTTATTTTCCTCAATTTTCATCTTATCAATATCAGTGTTTTTTCGTTTTACCATCTTAATGGCTTCCGATTGGTCGATTGCCCTAATATGAAAGGAAATATTGATGTTATCGTCAATATCCAAAAACTCGGATAACATCCTATCTGAAAGCTCACTGGCAAGGATTTGAAAATGACTTGTTGCTCCGATGAATTTGCCGAACTTAAAGTATCTACTCGGTGTAAAGTTAAACTCATCAGGCACAATATATGTCTTTGTGCTTTCCCTTTTCTTTAGGTCTTTGTAGGAAAATTTAAATGTTTTATTTGGATTTAAAACATCATGAAGTATCTTTAGCCTTTCTTCTCCGTTTAGGCTTTCTGCTCTTACTCCCATACTTTTAAGACTCGATAATATATCTATCTCCAGTCTTTCAAGTTTTGATGTTGCCTGTTCTAAATTATCCGCTTCCACTGTAAAGGTTACATACTTTGATTTTTTCAATCCGTTATTTCCCTTTACAATCTGGCTTTTAAGCATCTCTCTAAATTCAAAGCGTATATCGTCGAAACCGTCCTTTTTATCCGGTATCTGAATTGCCGACTTCATTTCTTCGTTTCGTCCGAGCTGATTGATATATGAAAACTCAATGCTGATACTTGGATCAAAAGAGTTTAGGAAGTTTGCAAATTGATTAAAAATCAAGTCCCTATCTTCATCTAAGGCAAGCTGATAGTTAATGTCCTGAAAGGCTATACTTTTACTGAAGTGCTTTTCATCAAGCTGGCATATTCCGCTTTTTAAAAGCCTTAGATAGGGAATGGTATCTTCTACCGTATATCTTTTCGGTTCTTTCTTAAAGATAAGGTCAAGGATTCCTCCCTTATCTTTTTTTGACTTGCAATTACTTTTCTTTAAGTCCCGCTTTTGACTTCTCAATGCCTTTTCGTTTTGCATGAGTTTTATTTGCTGAATTTTTCTTTTCTTGTTCAAGGTAAACCTCCTTTCTCACTCTCTTTTGCGGTTGATAAAACTTATGAAGATAAATGTACTTAAAGTATTTCTCAAATGTCAGTCCGTCTTTTTCAAATAGTGTGATGAAAAAGATAGGAAGCGTGGATACGATAAGGAATATGACAGCTATGTCATTTGGCACAAACTTCCTCATAAATAAATAGACTGGTATTCCAACCAGTCCTGCAAGTGTGAAGCCTATGAGCTGCCTTTTCGTTAGGTTAAAAGCAACCTTTGTCTTTACCCTATTTAAGTCTTTAGGGATTGGTACATATGCCATATCTTACCTCCCATCTTCTTTACCCTTTGACAGCTCCTCAAAGTGTTCATATACAGAGCCGATTTCTTCCTGAATAGTCGCAAGCTGTTCGTCTGTGTTCTTGTTATATCTTTGCTGTATTAGGTAAAAATCGTTATGGCAGCGACCAATGTCCTCTGTTTTTTCTTCCAATTCTTCCACCTTATTATGAAGCCTGATCCTATCAATTATCGCCATAATACCTGCTCCAATTACTACTATAAATACTGTTTTTCTTTTGTTCATATTACCCTTCCTTTCTTTTAGTGTGCATTTAATACGCTTTTGGCCAGTGTTCCGCTCTTTAACATCATTAACCCTAGCAAAACCGCATATCCAAGTATCGTAAAGGTACTTGTGTGTATATCTGTTATCTGTATTGTCTTAACTAATACTGCGTATATTCCAAGACAAACCATTAAAAAGAGTCCTTGTAAACCTATGGCAAACAATCCTTTGATATAGTTTGTTCCAATCTGTCCCCACTCTTTGTTTCCCATTGTGGCAAATGGAATGGCTGAAATGGATGAGTAAACATAAATCTCAAACATTCTTCCGTAAACCACAAGCATAATCACAATTGAAATGACCTGTATTGCCACCTTTATAAGCGAGGTTTCAAAGAGTATCATGACAAGCTCTCCAAGACCTTTATCCTTTAATCCATCTACCATTTTTACTATCTGATCTCCGGAGATAACGGCAGAAGTATTGATTACCCCTGCCGCTTTATTTACCATGTGCTGTGCCACATCAAAGACCGCCATTGAAAACTCAAATGCATGTGATACTAACCATACAGCAATCCACATCTTGATGATGTACTTGAAAAATTCAAAAGTATCTGTATCGTGCATATTGTTCTTTTGCATTACCATATTGATAAGCTCGATACAAAGGACTGCTGTGATGATTAGCCCTGCTATGGGAATAATGACGGAATCGTTAATGCTTTTAATAAAGGCAAATACATCTCCGTTCCACCCCATAGGAGTTTTTCCTACATCTGTTGCAACTGCACCAACTTTATCGTTGATGTCAAGAAACATGGACTCTAAGTTTGCTTGAATACCGCCCAGTAGAAGCTCTTTAAAGAATTCTTCTATCTTGTCGAATATTCCAAACATCTAAGCTCTCCTTTTCTTATTACTTGAGTACATTTGCAAGAAGCGGAATCAGCTTAAGTCCGATAAGGACAATGCCTCCTCCCGCCATAAGCTGCTTGATGCCCTGAGATTTCGCTCCCGGATTATCATTACCATATCCTTCCATAAGGTTAATAACTCCCCATGCTCCAAGTCCAGCACCTACTGCCATAACTAAAATCTTTAATACATTTACTGCCTGTGCGAAAAATTCCATAATTTATTCCTCCTCATTTTCTTCTTTCTTCTCAATCTTGTTATATGACTTCACTACAAAGTTTTTGTAAGTCTTTCCCTCTTTTTCACGCTTCTTAAAGTAGCCGAATACATGAATCAAATCGCCTTTTTCAAAGTCCTCTGCTTTCTCTGCTTTTTCTCCGTAGGCTGCACAATTGATGTACTCCTTGCCCTTTCCATATTTTTTTACAAGCGTAAAGTTTACAACTTCTACTTCTTCACCCTCTTTTTCAAAACTTGAGAAAGTAGGTTCTGCCACTAAGTTGGCGTTGATGTTAATCATTTCTTGTTTCATCTTTTTAAATTTCTCCTTTTCATTTCAATAAAAAAAACGACTGGAGTTTTTCTTTTCCAATCGCTGATACTCTTACTATTTAGTTTTCGTTTAAGTGGGATTTCTGATCCTTATCATCTTGCCTCCTGATTTTGAATAAAAAAACAGCAAATCTTTTTAAGACTTACTGCATTCTTGTAATAACCGTCTCTCTATTTAATTTTGCTTTTCCTTTTCGCTTCATATAGCTTTCTATGTCAAACAAATTCTTCTTGTCATAATCCTCAAGCAGCTTATAATTCTTGTGCTTTGTAATATCGTATTTATCTGAAAGAAAAGGTCTGACACCTCTAAGCTGAAATATACATTTTCCACCGTCCATTACAGTAATCTCATCTTGACTCATCAGTTCTTTGCCACAATGTCAAGTGATGAATTAAAAAAAGCTATCAAAGAAATCCTTCTTCGATAGCAGCGTATTCAACATCTATTCACATTTCCTGCCTTGCGTTCTTCGAGCTGATGAAATATAATAAGAAATGTTGTCGGAGGTGCGAATATGGACTACATGACGCTCAAAGAGGCAAGCGAAAAATGGGGCGTTTCGTCCCGACAGATAAATTATTACTGCACCGATGGACGCATCCCCGGTGCTGTCAAAATGGCCGGTGTCTGGCTGATCCCCAAGGAGGCAGAGAAGCCAAAGGACAGACGGTATAACGAAAGCAGGTGATACAGTGCTGCATATAGCAATTTGTGATGATGAAAAAGACTTTGTTCAGTATTTGACCGATTTACTGAACCAATACAGCAAGGAAACAGGACGGGACATAAAGATTACCCCGTACTATGACGGTATGGAGCTGATTGAAAAATACGATCCAACCATAGACCTGATTTTCCTTGATATTCAAATGAAGGTGGTGGACGGACTTCATGCTGCCGAGCGTATCCGGCAAATGGACGAAACCGTGGGCATTATTTTTCTCACTACTCTTACACAGTATGGGCTTGAGGGATATAAATACCATGCGACGAACTACATCATTAAGCCCATGAAATATGCCCGGCTCAAATCAGAAATGGACAAATTCTTGGAGCGCAGCCAGAAAGAAGATACCCCCTCTCTGGTGATTACCAACGATACCGGCAAATATAAGGTGCCGCTAAAATCAATTCGATATGTTGAAACATATAACCGCAATCTGATGTTCCATACCGAGCAGGAAAATATTATCTGCTATAAGAGCATGAAAGAAGTGGAACGGGAGCTTTGCGACAAAGACTTTGTGCGCTGCCATACCAGCTACATTGTCAATCTGTTCTATGTGAAAGGCATCAAGAAGCTGGACATTGAATTGATTACAGGCGAGATCATTCCCATCAGCCAGCCGAAACGGAAAGAATTTATGGAACGGCTGACGGACTATTGGGGGGATATGCTGTAATGTGGTTATATCAAGTGCTCGACATAACAGCAACGCTGACAGAATCTTTGGGACTGTATTTATTCAGTATTTGTTTTTGCAAAGAACCACGGTATCGTGCTTCTGTAAATAGATGGCTTATAACAGGTATAAGTTTTTTGTGTGCGTATACATTGACATGGTTTTCTGAACTTGGCGCACTCAAAGCGCCTTTTCTTCTTACGATTTATCTTGTCCTTTTGAAAGTTTGTTATAGAGATTCTGTCTATCAATGTGCTGTTGCTGAAGAACTGAATTATATTGCAACTTGTTCTCGATATTCGCAAGGTAGCGCGGGGAAATATATAACTCGTCGCTTACCTTTTTGCGGCTCTCGCCGTATTCATTTCTCGCGGCTTTTATAGCTGCCCCGAAAGCCTTAAAGTCGTACAATGGTACGGGTCTTTTTGCCATTTTCATTCACCCTGTTACATTTTACAGTTCACCTTTCTTTTTGGATATGTCCACACAATTCATATCATTAGGTTAAATACTTCCTGTTGTGTATTGACAGTAGACTGATTTTCTGATAAAATAAAATTTATGTAAAAGGAGGCGGCGTTTATGTTGCATAGCATGCGTATTAGATAAGCATTGAAAAAAAGGATTTTCCCATTTTCAACATGGGCTTTTTTGTCATGCTTATTTTGCGGATGCTATACAAAAAACTAACGACGTATAGATATAGTATAGACATAGTGCAAGCTATGCCTTAGTTTTGTTGTACTGCTCTGTGCATTTTTTGGGTAGGGAAACCACCGGCTGTGCCGGTGGAGGTACCCCGTAAAAAAGCTTTAGCTTCAAGCATCGAGCGAAGCGAGCTGCTAACAGCAAATTATCAGTGAAGAAAGACTTGCATTAGAACAGCGGCTGCCCGTTTACGGGCTGCGGGGCAAATGATGCGGGTGAAATAAAATTCAGTGCGTCTTGAGACGCATGCCGGTAATAGGCCCTTATAGGGCCAACTCAAGCCACCGGCTTAGCCGGTGGTTATGACTTGTGTAAAAAGGACGAGTGAAATATAATGCTTAAAAAATATTGGATAAAATGTCCGATTTGTAACGGAAAGACGAGAGTTCAAGTATTTCATAATACTGTATTAAAAGATTTTCCTCTTTTCTGCCCTAAATGCAAATTGACGCATATCATTGATGTAGAAAAATTAGAGATTGTAATCAAAAATACAGAAAAACAAACTTTTATTATTTAGAAGAAAGGATATAAAAATGAAACGTTTACCTAAATATACGCCTGCGGAAGTACGGAATGATCCATACGGATTTACTTACAAAGAAATGTCGGAAGTTATTGGCGAGAATGAAGCAAAAGCCTTATATGAAGAATTATATAAGCAATTACCACGCAAAAAAAATCTATCAATGTTGGTAAAAAATATTTGCAAAAGCAGTGATACTGAAAAGTATGTTTACGAACTGAAAGACAACAAATACATTGAAACGGTTTTTATCAAGCGGCGAGATGGTGGAACTGTTTGCGTGAGCACACAAGTCGGTTGTCCTGTTGGTTGTATTTTTTGTGAGTCCGGGCGAAATGGCTTTGTTCGTAATCTAACATCGTCAGAAATCGTACAACAGATTATATTGTTGCGTCGAAAAGTAAACCGTATCGTTTTTATGGGTATGGGAGAGCCTTTATTCAATTATGACAACTTGATAAAAGCAATCCATATTCTCCGAGATAGATATGGGCTCAACTTTCCAACCGACGGCATTACCATATCAACAGTTGGTCCGGTCGATCAATTAAAAAAATTGCGCGAGGAACATCTTAAAATTCAGTTGACAATATCTTTACACGCAGCAACACAATCTGCAAGAAATCGTATTATTCCTCACATGCGCATATATGCTATTGAAGATGTTGTTAAGCAAGCCTTATCCTATTCTGAAAGGCATAATCGCAAAATTGTCTTTGCGTATTTGCTTTTACCGGGTATAAATGACCGGCCCTCAGATGTAAGACAACTTGCAAAATGGTTTCGGGGCAAAAAAGTTATGATTAACGTGTTACAATACAACCCAACAAGCAATTCAAGAATTAAAGCACCACAGAAACGGGAAATAGTTGCATTCAAACATCAATTAGAGCAAGCAGGACTTGAAGTTACTATGAGAGTTTCTCATGGCAGAGAGATTAACGCGGCTTGTGGACAGTTAGCTAACACATATAATAAATTCAAAAAAAAATGATTAAAAGTGCCAGACGCATAGACGCAGAGCCGATAACGCATTAGGTCAAAAAACCTATGTGTTATCGGCTTTTTTATTTAATATTGCGCAAAAGCCGCTGTTCCCTATTATAGAATGGATTGCGGGTAGTGTATTAAAGTCGCCCTTTTTTAAGGATACGGCGGTATCGGGGAGGTATCGCCGTGTCCATTTTTATTTACTGTAACCCGCCTAATGCTTTGCGGTCAAAAAAAGCTATGCTCCGCAAGCGGGATATTCCGGCTATGAATGTGAACTGTCAATACATTTAGCTACTGCTTACATTTCCTTTGCGCCCGTCCGCGTCTTGCGGACGGGCGCATTTTGCTTTTTTCAACTTTTTTCTGAAAAGCGCACTCAAGAGCCATCTCCCGAACGGGTACGGAGCGAAAGGGGCAGAGAGGACAAGCCCTTAACTCCCGTCCTCTACTCCACGCGGGAAGGAGGTGAACTCTATGGAGCTATCTTCTTCCGACAAGGAAAGAATACAACATCAGTACGACGCATTAGCAAAGAAAACTTTGGTCGGCGAAGCGAAAAGCCACCGCCGCACTCTTGCGAAACGCGCAGCACGCGAAGTTACTTTTTCGGATTTGAGCGAAAGCGAACTCGCGCAGCTTTTCACAACGGACGAATACGAAAGCGATTATTTCCGTTTTCAAGTGTCCGGCTTTGATGTACTCGTCAAAAATGAACTGCTTGCCGAAGCCCTTAACGCTTTGCCCGAAAGGAAACGCGACATTATCCTTTTGTCCTACTTCTTGGATATGAGCGACGCGGAAATTGGCGAACTGCTGAATGTTGTACGCACGACGGTTTTCCGGCACAGGAAATCCGCGCTTGCGAAAATCAAACAGTATTTGGAGGGAAAAGCAGATGATGAATACCGTTAGGAAGTCTGAAAATCTGTTGCCGTTCCCTGTCATTTCCGCAGCGGCAAACGGCGACACAACCGCCATGTGCGCGATCTTGAAGCACTACGAGGGTTACATAGCGAAACTTTGTACCCGCACGCTGAAAGACGACGCGGGCAATACCTATTCCTATGTGGACGAGGAAATGCGTAACAGGCTGCAAGTGCGCCTTATTACCCGCACCCTTGCTTTTCATGTAGGATAATCTTTTAGCCCATGCGGGGAGCGTGTCCCCTTTCCACGCTTCCCGTTATGGGCTATTTGTCGTTCCGCAAAAGCATATCCGCTGTTGATGTGCTTTTGCAGGCCGACAAAGCCTATTGTTCTTTGACAAAGAAAGCGGCCTTTGGTGCGCAGCATAACAGGCAAACGGGTACATTCCGTCTGTACCGAGCCAGTCGGCGGGTACGCCATGACAGCTTTTCCCCATAGGGGAAAAGCCGAGCGAGAACTACCGCGCCGTAAAACAGGTTTAGCAGCTTGTGGGCGACGACATACAAGGCGGCACAATGATACTCCCGCGTTGAACACCCTCAAAGTATTGCGCGGCGCACCCATAAGCATGGGCCGGGGTGAAACTCCCGTGAGGTTGCAGCTAACAACCGCCCGTTTTTGCCTTTTGACGAATATAGTTTATCCATACAGGAAAAGGAGGTTTTTCTAATGGATAAAAAACAGACAATTACAACCGAACGCAAAATAGGGAAAATCACCTATCTTGTTCAAGCGTTGCCGAGTGAAAAGGCAACCGATACAATCCATAAAAAGATTGAGAAACTCATTGTAAAGGATTTGCAGAAAAAGCCCGGAAATCCGGGATTTTTAGCGTCCGAGTAGTGCATTAGGCGGCGGGATATGGTATAATGATAGCAACACATTATACCTGTTTATTCGGCTGTCGGAAAGGAGGACTAATGTTACAGTCGAATAAAATCACCGCCCTTTACTGCCGTTTAAGTCAAGAGGATATGCAAGCCGGAGAAAGCGGAAGCATACAGCACCAAAAAATGATACTTCAACGCTATGCGGACGAACACCATTTTTTGAACACAAAGTTTTTTGTGGACGACGGATTTTCCGGCGTGAGTTTTGAGCGCGAGGGGCTGCAAGCGATGTTGCAGGAAGTGGAAGCCGGACGAGTGGCGACGGTCATTACCAAAGACCTTTCCCGTCTTGGCAGAAACTATCTGAAAACGGGCGAACTCATAGAGATTGTATTTCCCGAAAACGGAGTACGCTATATCGCGATCAACGACGGAGTTGACACAGCGCGGGAGGATAACGAGTTTACCCCCTTGCGGAACTGGTTTAACGAGTTTTACGCCCGCGACACAAGCAAGAAAATCCGCGCAGTTAAACAGGCACAGGCGCAAAAAGGCGAGCGCGTCAACGGGGAATATCCATACGGCTATATCCCAGACCCGAACAACCGCCACCACCTTATACCCGACCCGGAAACCGCGCCGATTGTCAAACAGGTTTTCGCTATGTTTGTTAGCGGCGTGCGTATGTGCGAAATCCAAAAATGGCTTGCGGAAAACAAAGTCTTGACGATTGGAGCGTTGCGCTATCAGCGTACAGGACAGGCGCGGTATCAGCGGGCAATGATCGCCCCCTATACTTGGCCGGACAAAACGCTCTATGACATATTAGCAAGGCAGGAATATTTAGGGCATACCATAACCGCGAAAACTCACAAGGTATCCTACAAGTCGAAAAAGACCCGGAAGAACGAAGAAGAACAACGCTATTTCTTCCCAAACACCCATGAGCCGCTTGTTGACGAGGAAACCTTTGAACTTGCGCAAAAGCGGATTGCTACCCGCCACCGCCCGACAAAAGCAGCGGAGATTGATATTTTTTCCGGCTTGCTGTTTTGCGCTGGTTGCAGACATAAGATGTATTACCAACAGGGCGTAAATATCGAGCCGCGCAAGTTTTCCTATTCTTGCGGCGCATGGCGCAACAGGGCAAGGACAGGCAGCGAGTGTACCTCTCATTATATCCGCAAAAACGTACTTCTTGATTTAGTGCTGGAAGATATGCGGCGGGTTTTGCGGTATGTTAAGGAACACGAACAGGACTTTATCTGTAAAGCTACCGAGTACGGCGACATGGAAGCGAGAAAGGCATTAGCGCAGCAGCAAAAGGAACTTTTCAAAGCACAGGCGCGTATGACCGAACTTGACACGCTTTTCCGCAAGCTGTATGAGGACAACGCATTAGGCAGACTGACAGATGAACGGTTTGTGTTTCTAACTTCCGGCTATGTGGACGAAAAGAAATCCCTTGCCGCAAGGATAGACGAGTTACAACAGCAGATCGCAACCGTTACCGAGCGAAAAAGGGATATATCAAGGTTTATTCAGATTGTCGGGAAATACAGCGACATACAGGAATTGACCTATGAAAACGTCCATGAGTTTATCGACCGTATTTTGATACATGAATTAGACCGGGAAACCAACACCCGGAAAATCGAAATCCATTATAGCTTTGTCGGACAGGTTGATACCGAGCAGGAGCCGACGCAAGTTGTCAACCATGACCGCCGCAACATGGTAGATGTAAAAAGTATCGCTATCTAACCCCAGCAAAAAAGGGGCCTGAAATGAAAGAGTACACGCTAATTATCAAGGGAGAAATGGATTTTATCATCTTATCTCCGCAGGTGCTTTCTTCCCTGATTACTCAAATCCATAACAGCCCGGAGCGAAAAGTTGTGGTAAGTATTGAGAGCATCATGCCACCAAAGTTTACCGACTATCTGCTTCGGGTAATCAATAGCAACCGCTTTAGCAATGAACGGTTCCGCTATCGCTACATTTTAGAAAATCCTGTTACAAAGAAAGGGATGTATGAGATTTTACGGCAACAGCTTTCCCGCACCAATACGGAGCGATTTCCTTGTTTTCAGACCATACAATTGACCGACACTTTCCAGGGTAATGTGGAGCTGGACATGGAGTGCAACGATCTGTTCTTTTGGGCTTGCAAAGATACAGCAGCAAAGTTTGTTTACACGTTCCCGGATGGACGGGAGGAAACACTGGTGATTGAATACTGAATGAGAAAAGCCCCATCCCTCAATGGTTGAGAGATGGGGCAAACTATTTACGCTGCAATCTCCGGGATTTCCCCGACAAAGTTATAAACAATTCTGACTTCCTGCACCTTCTGACCGTCCACCTTCTTAACCTCGCCGATCAGGATTTTGCTGATAAGCCGGTTCAGTACGGACTCGTCCAGTTCCGCAATGGCGGCATAGCGCCGGATTTCCTTGATAAAGGTTCGGACTTCGCTTTCCTGTGCGTCCGCCCGGCTCTGCATCACCGCCAGATCGTGCAGGCGTTTCTGATTGGCTTCCTGCTCCTGTTCCAGCGCCGCCGTCAGCTTCATAAACCGCTGCTCGGTGAGGACGCCTTTGGCCTTATCGGTGTACAGGCTCAAAAACATCCCGTCAATTTCCTGATTCCGGTCTTCCAGCCGTTTCCGTTCCTTCTCTGTCTGGGAAGCGTCCACCAGATACCGGCGCTCCATCCGGCTGCTGAGCCGCTGGTAGAACGCATCGGCGTCCTTCATGGCCTGCGCCGCCAATTCCTGTATATCCTTCAGCACCAGATTGTACAAATCCCTTGCCTCAATCTTGTGGCTGGTACAGGCGTTCTTGCCCAGCCGGTTGTAAGTCTGGCAGATATAGTATGCCCTGTCAATCGGCTCCCGCATTTCGCCGGTGAAGCGGTTCTTCCCGGTTCTGCCGACCTTTTCATACCGCACCTGCATGGACTTCCCGCAGGTGGCGCAGTAGACAAGCCCGTGGAACAGGTTATAGAAGGGGCAGGCGTTGCCTTTCATAATGGTTGGCCTGCGGTCAATGATGTCCTGTACCTGTTCCCATTCCTCCGGCGTCACAATCGCTTCGTGGCAGCCCTCGATGACCTCCCAATCCTCACGGGGGATAATGTCATAAGTGTTGGAGCGGATGCCTTTCTGGTGTGTCCGGCAGACAAGATGTGCGCCTTTATAAAAGGGATTTCTCAGGATATGGCTGATCCTTGCGCTCCCCCATGAATAGTAGTTCACGTCACATTCTGTATTGCTTTTTACTCTGGTGATGGGGATTTTATCATCCATGAGCTGCTTTGCGATCCGCATACAGCCCCAGCCGTCCAGTGCCATATCATAGATTTTTCGGATCACCGGCGCAGTCTCCGGGTCAAGGATCAGATGCCCTTTGTCCTCCGGGTCACGCATCAGGCCAAGAGGCGGCTGCCCGCCGCAGAACTTTCCCTGCCGGGAACGGGTCATGCGTCCCGCCAGCACCTTTTTGGAAATATCCCGGCTGTACATATCGTTCAGGATATTCTTAAAGGGCGTGATGTCCATTTCCTGACGGGTCAGGCTGTCCACACCGTCCGTGACGGCGATATAGCGTACATTGTGTTTGGGGAAAAAGATTTCGATATAGCTGCCAGCTTCGATATAATTCCTACCGAGCCTCGATAGGTCTTTCGTGATGACGCAGCCGATTTTCCCCGCCTCAATGTCAGCGATCATGCGCTGGAACGAGGGGCGGTTGAAATTGCGACCCGTATAGCCGTCATCCACATAATACTCATACTGGAACATCCCATGCTTTTCTGCGAAGTCCCGGAGCATGAGTTTCTGGTTGCTGATGCTCATGCTCTCATTGTCGCCGCCGTCATCCAGAGAAATACGGCAGTAGAGAGCGGTGATTTTTTCATAGACTTGTTTTTTCCTGCTCATAGCGTTCTCCTTCTATGAACAGGGACACGATACCATTATAGTACCATGTCCCCGTCCCTGAATCAACCGTTTTTACGCAGCTTTTTCTGCCATTTCCCGCTGATGACGCCATTCCTCGAAGTGTTCGCAGGTCTGGCGCTCAATGAGCTGCTCAAAGGCTTCCCGCATGGACTTCTCCCCGGAGAACTCCCGCACCACCACAAAACGGACTTTATTCTTCTGATTTTTGCTTTTTTCCATAGGCTACCTCCATAGAGAGACAGGCCGAACGGCAGCACCGGCAACGAAGTCCGGCAACGAACCTCTAAAAACCTGTAAACTACCGTCTGGCCTGCAAATCTTACTTTGTGAATTTTCTTGAAAAATCTCGTTGCTTTCGTTGCCGGAGATAATGATAAATATTAAAATATCCCTTATTTACTGGCTTTTTCCGTATCCAGACAGGGAAATCCCCGGCAACGAACCCGGCAACCAAGTGGCAACCATCCCGGCAACAGACCGCCATTTTCAGGCGATCCACTCCTTCGGAAGCTCCAACTGGCGGCATTCTTCCTCGCTCAGTTCCACAAATCCATCTTCGTTGCCGGGCAGTTCGTTGCCGGAAACGTCCCGTTCCCAGCCCTTCTGCCTGCCGTATCCGGCGAACATCCGGGGATTGGAGAATGGCTTCCAGCCCGTCACCACTGTATTCATGATCTCGTTGATATTGTGAAGCTGCCACCGCTTCGGCTCGTCATAGGTGTGGCCCAATGCCTCCTTAAAAAGCTGTTTGGAACAGACCATGCTGCCGGTATAATGTTCCAGAAAGCCCTGTATTTGACCGGCCTCCGTGTCCTCCGGCATGAAATCCTTCTGCACCTCCACAAGCTGCCGCTGGATGGACTTGCTGAATTTCATGGAATACTTCCCGCTGCGGTAGATGGTCATGGCCTCCGCCCAGACCTGCAACAGGTAGGCTCTGGAAGCGTCCTCGTCCTCCAAAATGTGAACCTCCGCTTTCTCCGGGTAAATCATGATGGGAAGGAAACGCCGGTTCCCGGCCCGGTCAAGGGGCAGGAAGTCCAGCGTGTTGGATGAACCGCCGAACACGCACTGCCGCAGCCGGTCTTTGGGCTGGGCCTCATAGGGTGTGCGGTAGGTTTCCTTCTGGCGACTGATGAACGAGCGGATTTCCTCTATGCTTTTGGCGCTGCTGGTGGCCAGCATCTCTGACATCTCAATGATCCAGTGGCCTTGCAGCTTCAAAAATACCCGGTCATCGTCCAGCTTTTTCAGGTCATCGGAGAACCACTCGTCCCGGATCGCCAGCAGGCGGAAGAAGCTGGACTTGCCAGCCCCCTGTCCGCCCACCAGACAGAGCATTTCCTCGTATTTGGAGCCGGGAGAAAACACCCGCCGGATGGCTCCCAGCAGGAAGTGTTTTAACATTTCCTCTACATAATCGCTGACTTCTGCACCTAAGAAGTGATGGAGACAGGAGCGGATGCGGGGCGTCCCGTCCCACACAAGGCCGTTCAGCACGTCCTGTATGGGATGGTAGCAGTTCTCATTCGCCACGATGGAGAGCGCCGCCGTCATTTTCTTCTCGCTGGTCAGGCCGTAGTTCTGCTCAAAATAGAGAAGCAGATACTTCACATCCGTATCCGTCAGGGCGCTGGTGTTCCTGCGCCAGCCCAAATCCCGCACGATGTCCACCCGGTCAGTCAGGAGGTTCAGCCGGATGGCGTCCCGCAGGAGAGGGTCATGGGAGAACACCGTCCGGCAGTTGCCGATGGTGTTGGCGGGCTGGCCCTTCTCCGTGACAGAAAGGCCTTCCCGCACCTCGTCAACGCTCTGCTCCGGCGCTAAAGCTTCGGCTGCGCTCATGACGGCCTGCCGGGTGGCTGGCGGTAAACTCTGATATTCGCTGCTCAATCTTCCTCACCTCTTTTCCATACTCAGCGACCACGCAGGCCCGTTCCTCCATACTGCCGGACAGCAGAATATCCAGCAGATACTCCGTGTACGGCTTTTTTTGCAGGGCCTCCACAAACAGCGGGTTCCATGCTTCCTCCGGCGTCTGCGGGGCATATTCCTTCTCCCAGCGTTCCAGCAGATGCAGATAATCGCACAACACCCGGAAACATTTCTGTTCCGCCTGCCGGTAGCGCAGTTCCTCGCTGATTTTTCGCTTGCCCGGCTTCCTGCGGGGCGGGTCATGGCCTTTAGCGTCAAAGCCGACCGAGAAATCCTCCGCCAGCTTCAAGGCCGCATCTTTCTTGTTCAGCCCGAACAGACGGGCGGTAAAATCAATCACATCCCCGTCCGCCTGACAGCCGAAGCAGTGGAACCGGCGGTCAACCTTCATGCTGGGATGTTTGTCATCATGGAAGGGACAGCAGGTCATCCCGTTCCTGCCGAGCTGTATCCCATAAGATTCCGCAGCCTGCCTTGTGGGGACAGCCTGCTTCACCGCTTCAAACACATTCGATTTTCTCACCTCCAGACAGAGAAAAAGGCATCCGGTTTTCACAGAAAATCAGATGCCTTACAACTCTATATCGTTCTTTTTGGTCGGGGCGATTCGCCCCTCACGTTCCCAACGCTCCCGGTTATCCCGGTCAGCATTAATTTTTGCCTTTGCCAGAATATCCATAATGGATTCTTTGGCTTTCTTCTTGACCTGCTCCTTCCCGGCTTGCTTGACTTCCGGCTGCATCAGCGTCCGCTGGATTTTCGCCAGAGCGTGCTGCATGGCGTTTTTGATTTTGGTAATGACCCCATCCAGACGCTCAGCGGCATACTCACGTTCCTTCTTTGGAGCTTTGCGCTCCGGCGAAAGCACCCATTTTTTCGATTCCTCCACCAGACGAATATCTTCCTTGTGCGTCTCCTGCCGGACGGTATCGGTCACCACCTCCACCGCCTTGTCATAGGCCGCATCGGAAACATCATCTAACAGTGTCTCCACGTCCTCAATTTTGAGCGTCAGTTCTTCCAGCTTCTGCTCCTGCGCCGCCAGTTGCTCCTTCTGTTTCATCAGGATATAATCCTGTTTTTCCAGATAGTCCCGCCCGCCGTAGGACGGCTCCTGATCCAGATGTAGCCCATGCCGTCTGGCGATGTCAAACAGAATCGTCCGGCAAACCGCATCAAAGGTCTGCTTGCGGTTGTTGTTCCGGCCTTTGGGCTTCTCAGGGTTTGGGAGAGGGATGCCCAGTTCTTCCAGCGCCTTTTCCTGCTGGGGACACAGTTCCCCGTAGCGGTTCTCACAGTCAAAGACGTGCCGCTCATGGATGTGGGGCGTCCCCTCGTCCAGATGGAGCGCCCAGTCCAGGATGTGGATATGGGAACCGAAGCGGCGCTCAAATTCCTCATAAAACTCATTGACGATGGAAAAAAGCGTGTCCGGCGGGACGGATTCTCCCATCGTGCCGATCTGGTAGATGCTTTCCTCCGGGCAGGTCTTGTTGTTTTTCAGCAAGTCCTCCACGGTGCGGTTGCGCTCCGTGTGCCGGGTTTTCTCATTCCGGGCGTTCTGGGCCTCCACATGGCCGCCGTAATGCTCGTTGTAGTACATCCGCTCGATTTCCTCAAAGCTGAAATCCGGCTGCTCCGGGTTCTCCCGGAACTCGTGTGTCGTAAAGCCCCGGTAGCAGTCCCAGTAGACATTTTGCCTTGCCCGTTCTGCGTCAATGTGTTCGCTGTTCTCCACATCGAACCGGCGGTCATTGTGGCGGGGATTATAGGTGCCATGCTTGCCGGAGCGCCCATTGTGTCGTGTCAGTTTCAAACAGATTTCCTCCTTCCTGCGAAGATGTTCTGGGGCCGGGGAAGGGGCGGCGAAGCCGCAAATCCTGCGAATTTTGCGTCAGGTAATACCCAGTACGAGTTGACGCAGGCATCAACTCTCCCTGGGCAAGGCGTTTCACCCTTGACCCGATAATGGCTGCCGCCCTTAACCTGCCAATGGGCGTTGCCCCTTGACCCCAGCAGTGCGCTGCCGCCCCTGCACCCCGGCACAAAGGGCTGGCTGCCCTCTGTACTCCCGCACCGGCGAAGCTGGATTCCACCGCAGAAGCGGTGTTTGCCAGTTTCACCGGCTCCGTATCCGCACATTTGCGCCCATAAGCGGGGAATGGATACGGAATACGCCTGCGGGGATTGCCGGTCAAAACAGCGGGTGCAGACCCGGCATTTTTTCCGTAAACGCCCCGGTTTCAGGCGATTTTTTCTTCCGCCCCTACCACCTGAAAGCCATGCTCTTTTGCGTAGGCGCTGGCGGCGGCTTTCCGTTCCTCGCTGTACGGCGGCACCAGCCGGATCGACAGCCGGGACTTATCCAGCACATAGGTCACGCTGCCCTCCGGCGTGCTGCGCTCCAACCGGCACAGCAGCGGGTACTTCCGGCTGAAATCAGCCAGCCTGCGCTTCAAGCTGGCGTTGAAGGTGTAGACGCTGGCAAGGTTTTCCGCCTCGTTCCAGTTGATAATGGTTTCTTTCTCATACTTAGACAGCTTCCTCATACAGATCCTCCTCATAATCAGTGTAAGATTTCAGCACACGCAGGCTGCGCTTGAGGCGGCGGTACTCGTCCATCTCCATCCGCAGATGGTGGTAAAAATCCTCGTACCAGTTTTCGCCCACCTCCGTCTCCACCTTCCGGGCCAGCCCCAGCATCCGGCGTTTGGCCTCCGGGTCAACCGTCAGTGCCGTCAGCCATTTCAGCCGTGTCACCGTATTGTGGTGGCTGGGACAGCCGTAAGCGTAGAGAATCTTCTTTTCTTTCATACTCAGTGTCATAATGATTTCCTCCGTTTCTTTGCTGCGGAGCCATGCGCCCCGCATGATTGATAAACTTGTTTCTGTCTGCCGGTCTGCCTGCAAGCCGCTCCTGCCCGGAATTTCTCCCGGCGTATCGGCCTCTTTGGTGCGCTCGATTTCTGTCCTGGCGTCACTTCCCCGGAGGCCATACCCCTTGCAGCCGGTCATTCGATTTTCAAGGTTCTGTGCCTGTCTGCAAGAACCAGTTTACCGAAAAAAGAGGCCCTTTCCCGTATATCCAAAACGTCGGAAAAACGCTTGAAATCCGCATATTTCCACGCTTATGGAATCGTGCTATAATGGGTGTAATCACTGAAAAACGATAACGAGAGAGGGGGCTTTGGATGTACGCAAAGCTGACAATCCCGGAGCGGCTCAAAGACCTGCGGGTGGTAGATAAGCACCTGACGCTGGAACAACTGGCGGAGCAGACCGGCCTGTCTAAATCCGCGCTGGGAAAATACGAAACCGATGACTACAAGGACATCAGCCCGTTTGCGATTGCAACGCTGGCGGACTTTTACGGCGTGTCCACCGACTATCTGATGGGGCTGACGGAAAATAAAAATCACCCAAACATAGAACTTCAATCTCTGCATCTGAGTGATGATATGGTGGAACTTTTGAGCAGCGGCAAAATCAACAACCGGCTTCTCTGCGAACTGGCTACCCACCCGAATTTCCGGCGGCTGATGATAGATATGGAAATCTGCATCGACCAGATCGCCAATATGCGGGTGGAGCAGATGAATCTGGTGTTGGAGGCCACCCGGCAGACCGTCATGAACAAGTATGCACCCGGAGAAGATGACCTCTATATGCGGACGCTGGAACTGGGGCAGGTGCAGGAAAGCGATTTTTACAGCCACGTCATGCACGATGATCTGGACAGCATCGTCCGGGACATCCGGGAAGCACACCGCAAAGACAAGACCACCGCCGACCCGCAGCCCACGCTGGATGATGTGAAGGAAAAATTTGAGCAGGCCATAGGGCAGGGCAGCGATACAGAAATGCTGATCCACGAGTTCTGCGATAAGTTGCAGATACCCTTTGAGAAGATTTCCTCGGAGGACTTCTCGGCGTTCCTGCGGATACTGAGCCTGTCCAAGCAGCTCAAAAGCTCCAACAATATGAGGGGAAAGGCCAGCCCCATTCCTCCCAACCGCAAGGCCAGACGTAAGCGGAAGTAAAATTTCCATATCCGGAAGCGGCAAAAAAGCCATCCGCCGATTGATTGGCAAATGGCTTTCGTGAAGCTGTATTCTGTTGTAGTGGTTGTGCCCAGTTTGGGAACAGTCACTATTGAAGATGCTATTCTTTGTCTTTCTGCGATACCTGTGCATGGGCTTCCTGCTGAACAAGCAGCCCCGCAGAAAAGCCATATTTGAAGTGGCTTTCGTTTTCCTCACACTGGGCGATTGCCACCTGCTCCCGCAGTTCTTCAACCAGTGCATAGTCCTCTTTGCTCAGACGCTCCGATAAAGTGTCCATCAGGGCGGCGCTGGCTTTGACTGCCTGCTTGAACCTCGGTGAATCAGCGACCACCGTTTCACAGGGATAAAATCTGCCGTTATACATTTCTTCCAGAATCAT